GAAGATGGAACCTTTTAAGAAACTACTTGGGTCGCGTAAATTTTGGGTCAGCATTTTGACGGCGGTCACGACCGTGGTGTCGTACTACCGAGATCCTGAGCTTGCGAAGATGCTCATGGTTGTAGGTCTTACGATGGTAGGTGGCCTGGGCTTAGAGGACTTCGGCAAGGCTAAGGCGTCGGTTGTCCCTTCAGACGAGGACGAGGACGAGGACGAGGAAGAGGAAGAGGAAGAGGACGAATGAACATGGGTCACCTTATTTTCCTCCTCGGGATAGCGCTATTTGCTACTGGGTGTGGCCCTAGCGCTACGTCTAGAGCTATTGTGGCTCTTAATACAGCTGCGGACGTAGCCGAGAGTGCGAATAAGGTGCTTATCGCGGAGTATGAAAACGAGCAGAGCGCCGCTATTGAGATGGCTGCCAGCCGGGAGGATGCGGAGCGCGAGATCCGCGAGATCCGCGAGCGGTATAAACCAGCGTGGATAGCGCAGAAGACTTTCCGTCTGGTTTGGATCGATGCGGCAACCGCAGTTCAGCTCGTACAGCTATCTGGAGAATCTCCTGATATAGGTAAAATATTTAGACTTCTTGAGCGCTTAGCAGAGGCACAGCGCTCGTTTATCGAGAGCGTTAAGAAGCTAGAGTGATACAAAAGTTGGTCAATTTAGCTCAACTCAGTTAACCTGCGGCTCCTGTCGCAGGTTTTTCCTGTTTAATGGGAGAAGATGTTGTGGATATTGATCCAGCAGTAAAGAAGGTTCTGGAGGGCATCGTGCGGCACGCTGTGCCCTTCGGCTCGTCGATCGTGTCTATCGTTGAGGCTATAGTTAACTCAGTCGAGGCGGAGCTAAGGCACAGGCCACCGTTCGAGGGTCAAACCAAACAAGAATCCGTAGATGCGTCCATAGACCAGAAGATAAAGGACAAGTTTGGTTAATGGTACGCTCAGTAGCCGTGATTGCTTGGGCTATAGGCGTGGCGGCCCCCAGCGTACCGGGGCCTACTGCTACTGTTTATGCTCAGCGCATCCAAAAAGAGGCAAAGCGGTACAAGATTGACCCGTTCACGCTCGTATCGATCATACGGAACGAGTCGAGGTTTAGGTCTTCAGCTATCAGTAAGGACGGAGAAGATCACGGGCTTGGGCAGATTAGAGCCAGGTTTCACGGCGGGTGCAGGAAGGACAAGGAGCCTCTTAGGAGCCCGTCTGCTGCGTGTAAAGCCACTAAGGCAAAGCTACTGCACGGACCAACCAACATCGGTTACGTAGCTAGAGCAATAGACAGATGGAGGAAGAAATGTCGCAAGATAACGGGCAAACCAGCGTTATTCGCAAGGTGGCTTCACGGCTACGGGGGAATGGGGAGCTTCAAGAGGAAACACCTATGCGGGATGAAGAAAGTAAGGGGAGTGTGGGTGGACCTACCAGTCCGACCGCTGCTGAAGCGGATAACAGGGTACCGAAGACACCTAATCAGGCTCCTGCGAAAGCGTCGGCGGCGATAAGCTGGGGTGTTAATTCTCAGCTTCCGCACCACGAGGTCTTAAGAGCGATCCTTGAGAGGCTTCAGGCCCTATCGGAGGGTGGCGCGCAGCGCGTGCAGGTTCCTCCGGACATACTCGGATTCTTACAGAAGGCTACTGTGGTTTTCCTGGATCACCAGGGCAGGCCAGTTGAGTTTGAACGCGTAGTTGTAGCTTGGGAGGAGTAGAATATGGGTAACGGAATGGTAATGGTCGCTAGTTTTCTAATGGGGTTGCTCGCCTACACGGCAGCAAACTTCATTAGGAACCTATCCGATGGCTCGAAGATCCCGAAAGACATGGCGGGCTGGAACGAAGAGGTCGAGAACGCCTGTATGAATGTAATACGAGCAAAGCTATACGTTGCCACAACAGAGCGACGCCTTTCCGATCTTGTTGGAGAGGTGCCAGCTGACTTCAACAGTATGATGTTTAGCGCTCCAGCTATAGCTCAGGCTGTAGAGAAGGCTGCGATGGCGAAGATAGAGTCGGACGGGGACCCGCCTACCCCTCGCTTTGCTACGGTGACCCCTATATCTGGTCCTGCTGACGACCATACGTGGATCGCTGGACAGCTTCTACGGAAGGTTTGCTAGTGAAAGGGTCTTCCTGGTTCGAGTCACTGCCGGAAAACATAGAGGACAGAGAAAAAGAGATTCTCGATGCGGTATCCAGTGGCCAAGTTGACCTGCTTTGGACCCCTGTTTCTATATCAGAAGACCTAACCGTATTCACCACTGCCGACGCGCTAAGGATTGGCGAGTCTGGGGACTCCGTTAGAGTCTCAATGACGTGCCTTACTCAGCAGCGCGTTGCGGACATGCTGGGCGCATACCTTCCGACAACAAAACTGGTGGATGATATATGGGTGAGGTCCTCGATTCGCATAGGGCCTTTTCCTCAACCTATTAACTCCACTAAAGCGGGGATGCTGAAGCATCACGAGGAGCTGGAGGGGGCTCGCGCTGGTAGAATGGGGCTTATCTCAGGATGGAAAGACTGGACGGTTGGTAAGCGTCTAATCAAGAACCCTAAGTCTGCTCAAAACTACGGCTGGCATATAGATACGACAAAGGATTCCTGGAAGGGCATCCGTCTTCATAATGGGGCAACTGTTGGCAAGGTAATCCAACCAGCGAGCTTAGCCCATGACGTTCATCACGTAGACTATTCACAGCTATGCCGACTTGTAATGCGCAAGGGGATATACCAGGGGCGATTGGTTGACCTTTCGGAACTCATCACACAGCCAGCCCATGCCGGGGGCCTTAGCTCAGAGGGTGCCATCTCAACAGGAATGAGACATCCTGGTATAGAGCAAGTAGCTACGGATGAGGCAGAAGAGGGCCCTCTTGATATACAAGGTCCTGATTCAGCTCCACAGGCTACTACGCTTGGCGACAAGGGGCCTGCTGTCAAAGAATGGCAAGAGTACCTGATCCATATGGGGTACGGGTCTGCCCTTGAGCCGTGGGGGGCAGACGGAGATCATGGACCCGCTACAGAAAGAGCCACAACTCAGTTTAATGCCGCGCTCGAATGGGAGGTGGCGGCAGCCTCTAAGTCAACCCTGATAGCTCGAAACTATACACCGGCAAACCGCAATGAGGTTAAGTGGGTAATGATCCATACGATGGAAGCGCCCGAAAAGGAAAACACCTCGGAGGCGGTTGCCAGTTGGTTTGCGGGACCTAATGCTCCTAAAGCCTCCGCCCACTACTGCGTGGATAGCGACTCTATAGTGACGTGCGTACTAGAGCATCACGTTGCATGGGCATGCCCAGGTGCAAATAGGTACGGGGTACACTACGAGCTAGCTGGGTACGCCAAGCAAGATAGCGAGGACTGGTCTGACAGCTTTAGCGAGTCGATGCTGAAGATTGTTGCTCGATACGCCGCAGATACCGCAAAGATGTGGGACATACCCATAATTAAGATCGGTCCCACGGATATGCGTGCCGGCAGAAAGGGGTTCTGCGGACACGTAGACGGGAGCAAAGCGTTTAAAAAGAGCACCCACTATGACCCTGGTCCACACTTCCCATGGGACGAGTTCATTGAGCTTGTAAAAAGTTACAGCAAACTGCTGGCGTAGCATGATGCTGGCGTGTTAACCTGCACCAGCAGTCATCGATTTAGTCATCGGTTGTTGTGGTGCTCAGATAGCCTCTCCCAATAGGCTAACTGGGAGCCCCGGATGTTTTCCCTTCTTTTGACATCCGGGGATTTTTTTGTCCGGAATTAGGTTTAAGAAAATTAAACTAAAGGTGGCAGCCACGCACCCAAATCGGCTCTATGCTGCCGGAATTATAGTGGCGGGGGCGTCGGACGTATCTCTTTTGATACTCGTCTGGAGGTTCCGGATTGCGAATACTCCAGAAGCTCGCGAGCCAGAGACGCCCATAGGCGGGAGAGGGCCAGCCGGCTCCACTCTACGCTTGGCTTGTTGCGGTCATGAAGACCTGAGTGGCACATGCGGCAGAGGGGGACAGTCATCGAGTCTGGCTGCTTCAGTCCCATCCCTCGCGACGTAACGTGGTGCGCGTCGCTAGGTCGCAGGCCACAGCTCATACACGGCAGCTGTCGTATGAACTCTAGCCAGTCTGGAGACTTCATCCAGTCCTCGTACTTAGGCATGGCGAGCCCTAACCTCTACCTCTACGGCATAGATCCTAACCCCTCCCGACCTCTGGCTGCAAACCCACTCTACACGGCTGTCGCCATCGTCGATTCCTATCCAATCGGCAACCCCGTCCCTCACCGACTTGAGCGCGACTGCAAGGTTGTCTGTATCGAGCTTCCGCGGGGCCACCCTCGTTAGGGTAACGACGAGCGGGGGCTTGGGCGTGTGGCTTCTCGATAGAACGAGGCGAGCCAGTGCCCTCTCGTTACGGCTACGCTTGGCCCTCTTCGCCCAGTGCTCTCGCATGTTCGCCAGGCTCCTTGTCCTTAGCGGGAGCGATACGGAAACTATCGGCTCATCGGGTTCATTCACTTTAGTCATTATGTTTCTGGGGTGTAGATTACGCAAAAGTTGAGTGGGATAATAGCGCATGTCCGCAAAGATTATCCCACTCAATACTCACCCGAAGCGCCTCATAAGGATCAATGATGCGGCTAGTATCCTCGCCTGCTCTCGCTCTCTGATCTACTCGCTCATGGAAAGCAAGCAGCTGCGATACGTGAAGCTAGGCAGGAGCCGGCGTATCCCGCTAACAGAAGTGTACGACTTTATCGACCGAAACCTAGAGAGGTCTGTCCCGACTGATCCTGAAGAGGAAGGCGACCCGTCCCAGAGCACACCGGGCAACACCTATCAGCCGGTTTGGGCGGAGTGGCATCCTTCGGCAACAGTTTCCACTCTAAGATTCGGCGTCGAGCCTCCTCAGTTATAGAGCTAAGGTCTAGCCGATACTCCCAACGCCCCTTAGAGCGCTCGGTTCGTTTTGTTTCTATAGTCATAGATCCGAACTGAGACTCACGAAGAGATCGCACTCGCGCTCCCCAGTTCGCGCCGCCGACCTCGCGAAGCTCCGAAGGGGTATGCCACTCGCCATCCAGCATAAGAGAAAACACGCGCTGGACATTGTTGGTGAGCCTCGTCTCGTCAATGCCCTTGTCGTATGTGTGTCCGTGAAACTTAACCCCGCTCATAACGCCCACGGCAGATGAAGAAGGGCCAGCGCAACATAGACTCCGATGCCGGCCACGATGCCGTCCACCGTGCAACATCTGTCATACACGGTCAGGTCAGAGTCCGGCGCAAAGCCGAAGCGCCCGGACATTCCGAAGTCCTCCCTCATGACCACTCCGCCTTATCTGCCATCTCGCGGTCTTCATACATAGCCTCTGCGTGCTGCTGAAGAATCTCCTCCTCATGTTGCTCGCGCGACACAATCCCCAGGTCACCAACGCACATCCCGGTCATAAGGTGAGTCTCATCCCATGACCAAACTCCAGACGTGCAATCAGGCTCCTCTCCGCCAAAGTCTGGAAGGCTATCCGAGAGGGGTATGATTCCTGCCTTGATCGCGTCAACGAGCGAGAGGAGAGAGTCAGGACTGTATAGCAAAGCGCCACCCCCCTCAAACACAACCGAAGCCGTGCCGTCAGTCACGACAGTGCGCGAGTGGTTCCACTGTTCGTCGATTTCTAACCCGTCGAACTTATCGCTAAGAATCGCCCGCGCAAGCGGGTGGTCGATCTGGGATAGCGTCTCGCGGTGGTGGTCTCGTATAGCGTCTAACATGATGTTCTCCCTTTGGTTGTGGTGTACTTCTCTCGGTCTAGTCGGTTCATGGTTTATCCCTTTTCACTTTACTCTCAATAGCCTCGGCTCCCCTTTTAGCTGTTTCGATTTCTTGGTTGTTTTTGAATAGCGCTCGCATCATGGAGGACGAGGATAGAATCTCGTCCAAAACATCGGAAAGAATGCGAGCCTGTGCTGCGGACATGCGTATGGTTACGTTTCTAGGCATTGCCAACCTCCCGATTGCGCTCTGCGTGGGTAGGCTGCGCCATAAGAGTGCATAGTGGCATCCTCTTCCCGTGATACTTTGCCCCACCATAAGGACGGAAGATTAGGATAGCGCTGCCCTTTGGTGCCCCGTTCTTCACCTCCTCCCTCCTGTCATTAAGGAACTTCACGCGACCCGTAATGAACCTTATCTCGTTCGCGAAATCCCAAGACCGGCACCACCAGATCGTGTCGGTGCAGGCCGACATAAGCATTACGACGGTGGCACCCTTCGCCTGCTCCTGTATTGACTTCTCTACCCACTTGCCAACTCCCCTTCCGTATGGAGGGTTCACGAACACAGCTTGAGGATCTCCAGATAGTGTTCTAGACCAGTCTGCAACAAGCCCTGCCGGATTCATCAAGTAGTTATGGCAAAGCGCGTTGTGCGGGGATGCTGCTGCGTCGAGGGTGAACCTAAATTCCCTATCGAGTCTCTCGAAAAGCCATCTTGGCGTCCTCCAGTCATCCCTTGCAGAGCTATGTATTATTTTCCAGTCATCGTGTGTCATCGCATGTTCCCTTCTTAGTAATTCTGTTCTTCAAAAGACGCGCATCCGGAATAGAACCTTAGTGGCACCACCCCGGTTGGACCGTTTCTCTGTTTTGCTATGATAAGTTCCGTGCTCCCGTCGTCGTTATCCCTGTCGTAGTATCCTGGTCTGTATAGGAATAGAACATTGTCGGAGTCCTGTTCTATGGCCCCCGACTCTCGCAGGTCCGAGAGCATAGGGCGCTTATCTGATCGCGACTCGACTGCTCTGGATAGCTGGGATACCATTAGGACCGCTATACCAAGGTCTTTTGCCAGTCCCTTAAGGCCGCGGCTCATCTCGCTAACCTGCTGCTCCCTGCTGCCGTCGCGTGACGCTGGGCGCATGAGCTGTAGATAGTCTACCACTACTAGCTTAAGCTCCCTCCCCTCCGATCGCGCCATTGACTGCACGCGACGGGCCTTCGCTGAAATCTCGAAAAGGCTTGCGCTGGCCGAGTCGTCTACCCATAGCGCTCTCCCGATCTTATGCAGGGACTCGCTAGCGTTTACGATGTTGTCCCAGTCTACCTCGCGCACCTCGCCACGACGTAGAAGGTTGAGGTTAACCCCAGCGTCTAGGGCAACGAGCCTAGTTACAAGTTGCTCGGAACTCATCTCCAGCGAAACGACTAGCGCGTCCTGCTTAGACCTGGCCAGGTTAAGCGCGAGCTGCATGGCAAGCCCGGTCTTTCCCATACTGGGTCGAGCAGCAAGCGTCGTAAGGTCTCCAGGAAACCATCCAGAGAGTAGCCTGTCGAGCCCACCTATACCGGTAGAGGTGGCACCGAGTGCCTCCCGGTTCCCGGAGTTAAGTGCCTCAAGTCGCTCATAGCAGGGCTTAATATAATCGCTCACCCTCTTTAACCTGTCGTGGGTTCCCTCGGATACGATCTTCCATACCTGCGCCTGCGCCTCCTCTGCAAACGATGTAGCCTCTCCGCTAGGAACCACATAACCTTCAGCTGCGAGCCTATGGCATAGTGAGATTAGCTCACGCAACCGAGCGCACTCTCTAACGGTAGTTGCGTGTGACCTCACGTTGCGTATATGTGGAGAGCAGTCCACCACCCCACCTAGATATGACACGCCACCAGCGCGACTCATCTCGTCGCGATCTCGCAGCACGCCTGCAACGGTAACCACGTCAACGGCACTGCCCCCCTCTGACACTGACAACACCGCATTCCAGATCAGCCTGTGTGCGTCTGCATAGAAGTGTTCTGGCGCGAGAACCCCAACGACGTTATCAAGTGCGTCCTGGCTCAGAAGCACAGCGCTAAGGACCGCGCGCTCGGCTTCAAGATCGTTAGGAGGGACAGCCCCCGCTGACGCCTTGCGGCGCATCATCGCGCCTCCCTTGGAGGCAGGCTGCCAGCAGACACCCTAACTTCTTTCGACGCCTCGGCTGCCGCACGCCCTGCGCGGGCCTTCTGCTCCTTGGCGAACTGCTCCTCTCTAGCCTCAAGCTGTTTCTCCATCTGCTCCGTACTACGAAAACAATACTCTGGGAGAAGCCGACCGTTGGCTCGATACCAAGACTCTTCGTGGAGGAAAGCTGTAAGCGCACGTTCAACGGACTCGGACCCAAACTCCTTGAGACGGTCGCGGATCATGACCATCCTCTTCTTCGTTCGCTTAGGTAGCTGTAGATGAGTCTTGCCCTCGTGCTCTGCCCTTTTCTCGATGTATAGATCCCATACCCAATGAGCGATTATCCGAGAGTTCTCCTCTGGCGTAGGATCGTATATTGCTTTGAGAGTATCGGTGTTTGGGTATCCATACGCTCCGGACTTCCACCACTCCTTCGAGGTCGGGGTCGGGGTCGAGGTCGGGGTCGTAGGTCTAGCGGCAACCTGCCGAGGCTTTCTGACTTTCTCCGAGAAACCAAGGCCAAGTGTTTGATTTTCCTTGATTGGACCCGGCACTCTTGGCTTACCAGCGTTGTCGATCCTTTGGTGCCTGCCCCACCCTTTGATTGAGACATACGCTTGCCCGTTCGCCTCATAGGGATCGACCAGTTGGGCACCGCACAGCTCGCGCAAGGGCTCCCCTGCGTCCTTGGTGGTGTCTTGCCACACCATCGCTGCGAGGTAGCGGTGACCCGCTCTCGCGTTTCCGTAGTCGTCTGCCAGAAGCCATAGAGATACGAATAAGCGCCAAGCGGAGTCGCTTAGTGCGCTTGTCTTATCGTCCTCCAGAAGCTCCGGCTTTATTGACCTGATTCTTCCAGCCATATCTTTAATTTCCTTCATCTTATTGTCGTGGTTTTGTGTTGTATTTGAGGCAAGGTGCCTCCTGGTGGCTGCGGGAGCCGCAGGGACCGATACCGTGTGCCCCGTGCGGCATCCCGCTGTATTGCTGGTCATTCGTGGGTTCGCATAGAGCGTCTCCAGAATGTTTCCAGACTACTTAGCAGCTTGCCTTCTCAGCTTTGCTGATCGGTATCTCTCATACTCCTTGTCCTCGTGCTTATCACCCGTAAGCAACCAAACAAGATCGCACTCAAGAGCACGAGCTAACTTGACAACCGTTTCTCCATTGGGGTTTTTTCGGTCGCCACGCTCAATCATGGCAACGTGCCCCTCGTGAAGACCAGATCGCCTATCAAGCTCCTTTGCGCTTATCCCCTTAGCGATCCTTCGTGTTCTTAATCTTTCGCCAAAGGTTGATTCCTTACCACTCTTCGCCATCGCTTCCTCCGTCGTCAAAGTTAGGTTCCCTACGCATATCAAGGGCATCGCTTACGGTCTCAACCGTGTGCGTGTCCCGCTCTTGTCGATCCTGTTTCTTAATTACGTGAGCATCCTTGCAGTTAATCTCGACTGTTGTTCGCACGCTTCCCTTGTATTCGTATTCGTCAATAACGATGGGACCTTCCACGTACACCAAGTCCCCCTTGTTTATATGCGATACGCGATCCACCATGCGATCCCAGCACACAACCGAATACCAGGAGGTGTGATCTTGCTGCTTCTTGGTAGTTCGCACAGCTAACCTGAACTTGGCTTGCCTCATGCCGCTATCGAAAACCATCTCTTCGGGCTGTGTGCCCACCATACCCATAAATTGAACTCTGTTTACAGCCATTACGATTTCTCCTTTGTTGTTCTGAATTGTGAATAAGCTCGTGTTTTAAGTGCTCCCATTTTCTTTGCGCTTTCTTTAATTTCGTTTGCGCGCTCTGTGCCGAGAGCCTTCTTGATAGCCGATACGGCTGGGTTTTTCCTGGGTGCCACCTTATCAATTTCCCATTGGTTGAAGATGGCTTCATCACACGTGTCCCCAAAATCGTCCTTCGCGGACAAGTCGATCGAGTCGGAAGACATACTGATTTCGCGCCACACCTTTCCGCCACCCATAGGTATGCCACCATTCTCTGTTGAGAAAGATTCAAGCGAAGCTCGGACTGCCTTGACGTGAGTCTCCACTACGCTAGTCGCACTCTTGAGCCACACAGCGTGGTCCTCGTCTCTAACCACAGTCACAAAATCTGCTCCGGAGTAAGTCTTCTTGAGCTTTTTTTTGATCGTAACCAGCCCGCTACTTGCGCTAGTGGCAGACAGGTTCTCTGCCTCGGGACATATGCTTGCGCTCCTGCACCACCTACACTTTGGGCCAACTACAGGTGAGATGTCCTCTGCTTTGAGGCTATCCCATACTGGAGAGAACCGAGCGAAGTAGCTCGCGACAAGGTGACGAGCGCGGAAGATGGCGCGATCAATACGGACTTTTCCATACTCATCGACAAAGGCAATCTCCAGCATAATCCACTCGGGGGCTCTGTCCCCAGCACGGTGGTCCAAAAACTCGTCATCTAAAGCTAGCCATATAGCTGCACCACAAGCATGTAGCTGAGCGTTCCCAGGCTCACCCTCTTTCGTCTTAACGGAATCGGTGTACTCAGGACGACCCGTCTTCCAGTCGCGAACATACAGGACATCCTCTCCATTCAGATTTGTTTGGGTGGAGCATTGAGTGATCCAGAACAGGTCAACGGTCATAGGTATCTCGCGTTCTGGATCAATGTCCGAGTAATCGCGATGCTCTCCACGTGGCAAGAGCCTCGCTGTTCCTTGTGACATATCTATAGCCACTGGGGCCTCTACCCTTGGACCACACACCCCAACGCTAACCACATCCCCGACAGCACCTTCAGCCATAGTGAGAGCCTCATCCTTAAGAGCAATTAGGTTCAGGTGATCGGGATCATTGGCGTCGTCTTTCTCTGCATCCAACCTAGATCGCTGAGTGTTCAGATACGTCTTCGCAAGGCTGCGCAGACCGCTTGAAGTGTTAGGTTTTGCGCGGTTGCTTGGGGATAGAGGGAAGTCCTGCATCTTCTCAAAGCACTTCTCCATGTGGTCATGAAACAGCGTGCCCCGCGTAGCGGAGTCGCCCACCTTCTCTGTCTCGTCTGGCACGTTCTTTACCCACCAAACGCACTGCTCCGCTCTGCTAAGAGCACTCGCTGAGAGCGTCATCGGTTGCCCGCCTCACACTCAATGGCACGAGCCTTGGCAGCTATAGTTAAAGCGGCATAATTATCCTCGAACTCCTTCGGTTCCCCGCGAACCTCGTCAGGAAGGCAATCGTGTACCATGCGCTCAATCCATTTGGTGGTTCGCTTACCGTCTGGCTGGTTGCCCAGAAAATATGTCAGCATATCGTTGAATCCATCGAGCTGTGCGGTGCTAAGCACATCTGATGGCGATATTGCGTCAGTAGACTTAGGGTCAACAGCAGCCTTGAACCACATACTTAGGCTGCCAATGGAACATAAAACCAAACCCTCCTTACATTCCCTATATGCGTCCTTTAGGGATTTTCTTTTGTTTGGTGGGGAAGAGGATATGTCTGCCTGGAGTCCCCACAGAGCAGAAAATGAGGTGCCTTGCTTTTTAATGTCGGAAGCGCTTAGGTTGTGGTTGGCCACCGTGTGCGAGCGCACCTTCTTCCCTGGCGCTTTTGGTTTAAGGCCAGCGTGACCGTCTGCCTTTTGTGCATCGTCATCCTCATCCGACGTTGGGATACCCAGTATCGCGAGCAGCGCGTAACGCTTAGCGTATGATATGGACGACCCCTCCCCCTTCATGCCGGAGTTCTCTACGATATAGGGATACCGAGAGAGGATAAACTCGCCCGACGTGTGCATGAGCATTGTCCAAACGCACCCGTTGCCGAGTGGCTGAACGAAGCTAAGCCCCGTCCTATCAAGGTGTGGCGTAAGCGCCTCCACCACGTCAACATACTGGGCGTACTTATATCTGATCCTTCCGGCATCAACCTTGCTTCCCTTGTAAACCGATCCAATCTTCGTTTGCACATCGTTGATTGCGTCAGACAGGTTGTTAATGGACATGCTGAATATAAGCTCTGGCGATTGGTCAGAGTTTATTGCCTTCATCAGCGCTAGGTGGTGCTCTGAGCTAATGGCCCATGGTTGCGTTGTTGGTTGCGTTGTTGGTTTCTTTGCAGTCATACCGATTCTCCATTGTTGTTGGTTTCACATGAAACACGGGAGTGATCCCGTGGTGTGATTTTATAAGTGCGCTTCGTTACCGATTGCTCGACATCGCGGTTAACGACTGTCTGCGCCACGAACTTGCGAACTCGCCGCGTGCCTGGAACAGAGACACCGGTTTCGTTTGTGCGTGGTCCTACCCAATAGTGATGCCAATGCCCGCGACGAACATGCCTTCTTACTCGCGAGCCCGATGATGGGTTCTCATCTAGCTTCATTTCAAGCAAGCGACCCACATGGGTTACCGTAGCGCCGCTTGGTAAAAAGCTCGCGCGAACACCCTTCTTCCGAAGCGTTCTCCTCTTGTTCCTAGCGGCATTGTCTCGCTCATCCGGCGCGTGTGACTCAAGCTCGCAGTTAGAACAGACCAGATATAGGATGAGGTTGATTGCTATGCGAGAGAGAGACATCATCGTATCTGCATGTTCTCTCCCACCTTGCTGGAAGAACTCACTCTCAAGTGTTGCCGGGGGGCACGTTTGCGACTCTTCGATCAGATTCTCGAACTGTTTTTCAAGGCTATGGATATAAGCATTAGATGTGGCGTTGCCGCGCAACTCGTGTTGTCCGCGTAGTTGGATCTGAAACCAGCTAACAGCGTCATCGAATGTACCGAAGGAGTCATCGTTACCTTCTCCCCACGCAGTAACCCTAATCCCCTCCTCACCATTGTCTCCCGCGATCCTGGAGACATACATTCCAACCACCCGGTGCCACCCAGTTCTCTCTCCACCCCAAAGCCTGAGTCCGGAGTTTGGCAATGCTAACCAGAACGTATCGTGAGGTATTGCTAGGTCGCTGTAGAATATCTCCGACAGTTTTGTGGTAGAGAAAGCTTCTGCCATTCGTGGTCCGACCACAAAGGTCTGCTGACCGCAGTCCTCATAGCGACGCATTGACGATAGCATCGCAGCGAGATGGCTTGGCACAAGAGCGCTGGCTTGGTTGAGCACTATGTCAACCGTCCTTGGGTCGAGCCCGCGCAAAGCCTCAAGCATAGTGGTAACTTTGAGGTGCTTCTTCATGACCTCATCGAATTGAGACCAGATGTCGAAGTGAATCTGCACCTGATCGTGACTGGAGCTAACATTGCGCCACGAGCGCGTGTTCGTATCTGCCAGCCCAGATTCTGGCAGCGCAAGAAGGGTGTTGATGAACCTCAGAAGCGCAGGGCGAGCATCCTTTGGAACATTCGATACGTCAACCAGATCGCTAAGCTCAGTCATCGCTTCCTCCGTCCAGCTTGTTTGCCAGCAGGAGTGCCCCGAACACCCTTAGCGAATCAACGATCTCGTGCTCTCGGTTAAGTATCTCCTGCCACTCAGCTTTCTTTATGAGGCAAGCGTCGCTTTTATTCACATAGCCTGTGCATCTACAGCACCCATTTGAGCACGCCCCAATCTGCTCATCTGGCGGAAGCCTGCTAACGTCACTTTCAATGTGCTTATTGTGAGCAAGTTTTACTCTCGCAAGTGCGACGAGCAACTCCTCCAACTTAGCAGGGGCAAAAACTAGCTCCCGACATTGCTTTATGAGTAACGAAAAGGAGCAGCTCATATCATGAAGTTGATCATGCGCCTTTGTAAATACTTTGAAAATTTCTGTAGGTGTTAGTTCGTTTTCCATCGTGTTTTCCCTTTCAATTTGAGTGTCTAATCTTCCTGAGAGCCGCGATCTGAACGTGCTAGCCGTCGCGCCTTTACGATTCTTTTCCAGTCAGTCCCGTGTAGGTACTCAAAGAAGTTAACCTCCACGAATCTTTCTGATCCGTCCTTCATGGTTAGCCTGCTGTGATATTGGAGCGCTCCCCCCTTGTTACGGTCATGCGGCACCAGCGCGACACCCTTAACCATGTGCGGCTCAACCCCATACTCCGCCTCAAACGATAGCTGTCGGCTAAGTTGAGCTGTCAGCTCGTTTGCTTCGTCGCGCTTACGCGACATCCTATCGGTTACTTCTTTAATCAAGTCCTTGGGTTCATTCATAACGGTGGTCTCCATGTGTGTTGTTTTTGGGAATGTGTTTGTGCATTACGCACCAACCCCACGCGCGCCCACGCCCTGACCAAGGACATAGGACGCGCGTGGAGCGGCACAACTAGTCAGCGATTAAGCGGGTTGCTCCTAAGCAAAGGGGTAACTCACAGAGCAACCCGCTAATCTACATGCTGACTAGGATGCGATCTGGATTTTCTGATTGCGGCTCTCAAACACGCCGCCCGCCATACGCTCAAGCTCAAGCGTGCGCTCAGCAGTCTTTGCGCTTTGTGCGATGAGAGATAGGACGTTAGAAGCGCGCCACACGGTGCGCGCAGGAGGAAGCAACACCTCTTGCTCGCAGTTGTTGAATAGGTTCTCAGCTAACATCAGCTCGTCTTTGGTAAGGTGTCTCTTGATAGATTCACCAAACTTTTTCCAGTCGGTTTCGGTTTCGTGTGCTTTTTGGATAGCGATTTGGAGCTGCCCAATGTTGTCGTCGCTAAGCATATGCTTTATGTAGTCCTTCATGGTCGCAGCGCTGGCCGCAGTGACCTTCTCACGGGTGTCCTCACTCCACGCGATGTCGCCATGGAGCTTGGTTCCCGTGTGAACCTCACGCAAGCTGTCCATCGTTGTAGCCTTGTTGGTACACCAAAGCCTCTCGATGGTTAGAGCTAAGCAGTTAGCTCCACATCCGAAGTCCGACGTGGACCACGCAACCCCGAAGATCATTGGGCTATCAGCGATGGGCTCAAACACGCGCTGAAGCACGAGCTTAATTTGACATCGCGTGTCGCTCATAATCGCATCCGTTGGAACAGCTCCAGCATCGTTAGCTGCCTCCAACAGAGTCTCCAATAGAAGCATACTATCAAGACGCTTATAGCTAGATCCCAAGAACCCGCGAGCCTCATCGTCAATCGATCGGACTAGCGATTTCTTCATCTTGATTGGCGTATCCTTGTAGTGGGTATTGAGAACCTCCACGCATAAGCGCTGAAGTGCAGGCTCCCCGCTGTTCATCATCTGTTTGAGATACCTTAGCGGCACCTTCGTCTTTTCCCCCGCGGTACCAAACTCGGTACGGTTTGAGATTTGTGATAGTGCGTTGTTATGTAGAGTTACCGTGTGTCCACCTACATCCAACAATAGGCGCGACGTGCCGTCCTCTTCGGAAATGGTAGTTATTTTCCCGTCGTTTTTGATGTTGGGCACCTCCACCATATCGAGTAGTCGGCCAACATCGTCCGCACCGTCCATTCCCTTCGCTTCGGGATCGGCAGCATCGAGCAGTACCGGGTCCTGGATAGCCTTAGCGCCAGCGTGACGCTCAGGTACACCCCATCTAAAATTAAGGTCGCGACCGTGAATCGCAAGCCGGTCCTCTGGAACCACGCTTTGAAGGTGGCGCGCTAACTTAGTTGCTCTCGCAACACCTTCCTGAATGCGGTTGTGAAACGTCTTGCGTATGTCGATAGCCGCAGCTTCTTTTGCTTTGTCATAGTCTCGCTTATCGTGATGAAACATAGTAGCCATTGTTCGTATCTCCTGATTGTTGTGGTGTTTGTGGCTGTGTCCAGCCATGACCATGCTCGGCGTCTACAGCCGCACGCGGTCATAAGATATTTCGTTACATAGTCTAAGACTGGGGACCCTTACGTCACCGAATCCCAATAACTCCTTACACTGGCCGCATCTGCTGCGGCATTAAGGCTCGACCACGCTCGCCTACGGCACCCGCACGTGGTCATCCAGAACTCACCCCCATCCCTTACGGAATACGTGGGCACGTGCCGGCCAACTAGAGGGTTACGCAAGAAGCGCACTACCTCGCGCTCAGTCAGCGAACCGTTGTGTATGAATACGCGAGCAACTTCGTACTCGTAGTGAGTCGCGTTGCTCCAGTGCTGCACTGCCTTGCTAACACCCATCCTTATGACCCCTTCTCCAGACGCGGCGCACTTCCCTTAAGTCCACCTTCCTTTTTTTGAATACGGTTATGTGTGCAAGGGGCTCGAAACTCACCACTACCGCACCCTTTCGCGTGCGCTTAACAGTGAGAACTTTCCTTGTACGAAGCCCCTGGCGATCAAACTCTATATAGTCACCTGATTGAACCTCCTCCTTGTTAACCTGATAGTGCCACCGTCCGCGTAGCTGCGTAGTTTCGCTTAGCGAACTCATGAGGAGTCCCCCGGCTTAAGTATGTCGCCCAGCTTTACCGTCCTCCATGGCTCGGGTGTGCCCCACCCTTCGGGAAGGGGGTCCATGCACGTGAAGTGACCAGAAATCTCCATGGGCCTTTTCCACGCACACTTAGTGCAACGGATGTAGATGTCCCCGTAGTGATTTGTGGAGGTTTTCGTTATGTGTCCGCAGTGGTTGCACTTGTATGTCTTGGCTGTGACTCGCCCGGTGAGCTTTGGCTCCATCACGCCACCACCTCACATGCAGGGTCCTCTTCTGGCGTGGTGATTAGGTGCAATATGAGCACAAGCTCGTGAAAGTTTTGGTGGTGGAAGAACATAGCGTCATCCATGCCCCCATAATTATCGGGCCTAAGCCTGACAGCTGGGGACATACGCTCGCGAAAACTTTCTGCGATCAAACGAGTAAGGACGTGGCTCACCATGTCGCCTCCCCCGTAGTAGGCACGAGCCTTGCCGCCAAAGAAAACCACCTTATCCATCAGGTCGTCTTTCAAGGCGTCAAGTATGCGACGATATGACGTCATGAAAGCTCTGGCAGAGCTAAGAGAAACGGCAGAATGGGTGTGCTTTTTTTCCGACTTATGAATATGAGCGTCCTGGGCCTCCAAGAAGTTATTCCACATAGTTAGTGAAGCCACGTCAAACATAAGGCGACACGCCTTTGTGGCCTCAATCCTCTGGCTAACCTGCAAGCGCACAGAGTGGTATCCCAGGAACTCCATAAACTCGTGGAGCACACCCTGCGGGGGGTTGTGGCTCCATTTAAATACGTCTTTGTCACGCATAGATACGGCCATTAGACCGTTCGTTTGCTGGCATGAGATGATAGCCTCGGTCACTTCACACCTGAAGTACCATACCTCCCGTTCACAAGTGGTCCCACTACCCTCGACCACGGGAGCGAACCCCTTAATAGCTTCGACCATCTCTATGTCTTCATCGCGGTCAAACACATACTGTTGGTGTGAGTTCGATGTGTTACGCGAGCATTGTATGTGCCTAAATCTCTCAATGGTTCTTCTTAGTGTAGTCATCTCTTGTTCCCTTTGTTGTTGTGGTTAGTTAAACACGCGAGTGATGACGCGACGCTTGCCAGAAGGCATCACAGCCCACCGCGTGCCGCGCCAGATGTTGATACACATGCACGTCCATGCACACCTAGTTATGATCTTGAACCGGCGTCGCCCGCACTCTCTTGTGCCAGTAACCTCGTACCGGATAGCTCCCTCAAACCCGGCAATCTCTGTTCTAGGGCGGTCGTCGTCGTCACGCGCTGCCGTGTCAACTACCTCTATGTTCTCATTGCTAGTCATCGTTTGTTCCCTTCTATTAGAATACGTTCGTTGCCTTTAAAGGTCAAGCATGTTTGTTGTTTCCCGTCTCAATTTGAGTAGGAGACCCTCCTATCGGCCGCGAGTAGCCATGTGGATTATTGTTAGGCTGGCGTCGTGGTTTTGGGTTACGGAATACTCGCCCACGTCGTTCGCCATACCAAGGTCCTCGGCAAATGCGCTCGCGGCACTATGCTTGTTTAGGAACACAAACTTCTGAGAGGTTTGTGTGTATTCCTTGGTCCGGTCTTCGAGCATGATTGTGTTGCCGCAATATAGGGTAACCAGCGGCTCTGGCACGCCACCGTGTTTGCGCATTAGCCTCTCGAAATGTCCCATTGAGCCATATCGCCAGAAGCCATAGCTCAATGATTGCAATTCGTGTGGTCCGAAGTAGCAGTCCGGTGGCGCATACTCGTTAAGGGTAGACATGAGATCGCTGAATAGCTCCGCCGCCTCGTCGCTATCCCACCAAGTGGCAACATGAGCCCAGTCTTTAAAGTTATCTAGGTTTATGGTGCCATTCGTTCCGCATTGATCGCACGGTAGGTCTTGATCGCACTTATCAACGCGCGTGCTGTTCCCAGCATTGAAGCCGCGCATAACTGCACACCTATCGCAAACAATGTCCGTCTGCTCGTGGTCGCCTTGCTCGGTATAGTAAGCCCTCTTAGCGCAGGCATCAGGCCCGAATATACGCCTAGTAAAGTTGTCAGCCCTGCGTTTGTCTAGGTGTTTCAACCCTCCTATAAGCGCCAGAATGAGGTCCTCTTGGCTGTTGGTGGTATGGCTCCAAATTCCTACTCTCACGTTGCCGTAGTCGCTTGCTTGCTTATCAGTCATCGGTCGTATCCTTATCTCTGTTGATTTGGTCGCTATCTAATTCAGCTTGCGCCAGCTCCGGCTTACCGGAGGCAACCCAAGCGGCTTCGAGTACGGCGCGGTAGTTGTCGAAGTCTAGGTACTTCGCGACAGCGTAGGACTCTGGAGCGTGCATCACTGCCCAATCATTAAGATCGAGAATGTCCGGGCGACGACTAGCCATGCTATCCCTACCGCTCATGATGCCACCTTGCCGGATAGAAATATGTGATCGCATAGAACGCGAAGATCAAGCGCGCCCTTCTTAGCACGCTCCACTAGATGACCGTTTTTGCTAGCGGTAGGCTCCACAAAGCCCGGAGTCCTCAGATGCGAAAGCTCCAAGGTGTGGAGCGCTTCGACCGCTTTATAGATTGCTTCGATCTTATCGTGCCTTTCTGCTAGCGCTTTAGCGGCTACACTCTTCTTTTCTAACCATTCTCCCACACTCATTGGATGAGCTGTTTGTCGCATGACTTCTAAGGCAACCCGTGTAGTTCCCACAAGCGGATCTTCAAACCAATCACCGGGCAGTGTGTAAGCTCGCATGCCTAACTCATGCTGTGAGTTAAGGTCACCGGCATTAGGGACACATGGGCTGCACTGGCTGCATAGCGTAGTGATACTAGATTCGAGTACGAACACCATCGGAGCACCACCTAAGTAGGATAGCTCCAGGCTCATGCCGTCTTTCTCTAGCGAGTAACAGTCCTCTTCACCCATATACTCGTCTGCAAATTCCTGCTCGTCACAATCGGGGTTTGTTTTCTGCCAGTCATCTAGCGCGGCTGCATATGACGTGTTCTTACCATGGTTGAAAAACTCATCGTATACCCAATCCTTCAGGCTGTTCAGGTTTGTGACGCCATAGGCTATGTTGGTTTCTGGGTGTATGTTCGGTATCATATGCTGTCTCCTTCTGTGCTTGGTGGTATTAACTGAAAGGCACTCATAAGAATGTCGTGCGCTGCGCTGTCGATGTTGCTGCTGACATAGCGCCACTCCACATCTGGGTTGTAATTATCTGAGCCTAGTGGCCACTGGTCGATTAGTGCCTTAAGCGCTGCGACGGCGAATTTTAACTCGATAGCTTGTTGGTGATCCATCGGGCTATCAGCTTTAAGGGCTATAACAAAATGAGCCCCGACTAAGGCGGCGTGTATTCTCTCCAGTAGCAGTTTCATTTAGCTACCCCCGTCAGCAGCCGTGTCCTTATGTCTGCTTTTTGTTTTCTGTATATGCGTTGACAATTCTTGCACGTCGCGTCGTGCTTCTGATTGGTCATAGGCAAGCGACCCTTGTCGAGATCCAGCAGCTTGGCTCCCGCGTAACATAGGGGAAAGCTCATGCCCCCGTTAACGTATAGCCGCGTATCCCTTATGTGTGTTTTGGGTTTGTATTGATCGCCATGTGGAAACCCGCAGGCCGCCAGGAATCTATCCTCGTTAAAGTTAGGCCCGAACTGCCGAAACATAACGGCATATTCCTGTGCCATAACCCATGCGGTGTAGCGGCGCGTCATCTCACGCACCCGCTTAGCTGCGAAAATAAAATGTATCTTAGTCATGTCTTATCCCTTCGTTGCTGTGGTTCAATTTGAGTATCAAGTTGTCCTATCGCCCGTGGTCACCCCCCGCGTATATCATGAGTAATTCTCCTGCATTTGTGTGTATACCTCGTGAGCACCCGACCACTCGTGGTGCCCGTCTGCTATGCAACCTACGGGTATGTTTTTGGGCTTACACGTGCGATCGATTAAGCACATCGTTCGGTAAAGCCGCGACCACATACCCCCGTGGTTAAGCACGCAGAAGGCATAGATCCCTGCGATTAGGTCAAACCTATCTATCCCCATCTCTCTATTGCTCATTGCTTTCTCCATGTCCGTTGTTTGGTGAGTGTTTACAGGCATACATACACAAGGAATGCTGCTAGCAGCGCCCCGGCTAGAGCGTCTAGCGCATAGCGCTTAAGCCTCATCATGATCGCGATGCTCCGGGCAAACCCACCAAATAGGTTTCTCCATAGTGTCTACAGGCAACCACTTGGTGCATGCGCGGCAGTCTTCTCTTGGATCGCTCGTCGTGCTAGCGGGTGCATCTGGTATCTCAATAAGGCGACACTCGCCATCGTGCAGATATACCCCCTCAGTATCGCTATACATGACGAAGGTTTTGTCGAGCATGAGGTCCGCTTCTGGATGTTGATCCGCAAGATCGGCTATGCCTAACAAGTCTGCGGCATGAAGCCTCGTCAACACGACGATGTTGCCAAGCGGCGTGCGGTGATATGGGATCTCAGTACCGCTATGGTGGCTTCCCTGCTCACCCATGACCGGATCGTCTACATACTTACCCCCGCTAGGGTGCTGTACTGCGTGGCTAGGGTGAAACCTACGCCTAAGTCCGTGTGAGTGTAGTAGGGGATCAGGTTGTCCGTGGTGGCACGTTGTATGTTCAATTTTCAGCATAATTTTCTTTCAATTTGAGTGGTTATGTTTCCTAACGGCCGCGATCCCGCGATCCGAATTTTTTACTTTTGAGTTATGAAATGACGATCCAGTTGCCCCCCTTAGCCGTCACGTAGCAAGTGCCAATATTGCTATAGATGCAGCAGTAGACGCGCCGCCATCGCGGGCTACCCGGCAGCTTCACCATTCGCGTTGTTGGGATCTTTCTCCCATACCCGCTAGCCGTATAACTGAGGCCAGCCTTATGCCACCACAGCGGCGCGTCCTTGGACTTCAGATCCTCCAACACATAGCTCTGAATGATCATGATGAGCCTCCCGCCAGTGCGCTTATAGGCGCTATGTGGTGGCCCATAAGCCTGCTACCCGTGAAATGTTTCGCTGATATGGTCATAATTTTCTCTCAATTTGTGGGGTTAATTTTCCTAACGCGCGATAAAAATTTCCGCGCGCCGGAGCTGAATTTGAGCAATTTGGTGTCCTAAATGCGCGTGGACACGGGCGTGTATGTGTGCACGTCGCGCGTGCACGCATATGCACGTGCGCGCACACGTCGCGTGCCTGTGTTGTGATAGGTCCCCCCCCCGGGGGGCTTGCGTTGCCCGATCGGGGCAACTGGGAAGGGCACGATCGTGCTTTGCTCGGCTTGCAAGGGGGGCTGTACGTCGTTTCACTTTGCAAATGGCCTTGGACCCGTTCTGCCAGCAAACGGCCGTTAGAAGGCCAGCAAACGGGGAACGGCCGTATCCTCCGATCATGGATAGATCGGGGGCTTGTCGCATGGCTTGTCGCATGGCTTGTCGCATGGCTTGTCGCATGGCTGGTCGCATGGTGGCTCGGCTCGGCTCGGCTTGGCTCGGCTCGGCTTGGCTTGGCTTGGCTCGGCTCGGCCTATGGTTGGCTCGGCTCGGGTTGGCTCGGCTCGGCCTATGGTTGGCTCGGCTCGGCCTATGGTTGGCTCGTGGCGGGTCTACAAACGCGAGAAAGCCGGCCCCCCCATGGAAGGGCGGCCGGCTTAGGCTAAGGGCTTGCGGGGGGGCTAGCTTGCGAGGGCTTGCGCTACCGCGACCGCTTGCTTCGGAGTCATGCCTGTTTCGACATAGCTTGCGACCGTTGATCGGAACGACATAGGCGCGGAGTCTACCGCTTGCGGCTTGGCTTTCGCCGGCTTGGCTTGCGGCTTGGCGAGCATTGCAGCCTTCCACAGTTTGCTCTCATCGCTTGCGATTGCATCGCGCTTGGCCTTGGCGACTTGGCTGGGCGTCAATGGCAGTGTTTCGGCGGTATATCCGTCCAGTGTCGTTTGATCTTGCCCCGGGGCAACTAGGCTAAATGCGATCGTTTGAAAGTGAAACCTAGCCCGCTCATTTCCTACCCTATTTTGATAGTCCGCCACGACCGATCCAGACCCCGAAGTAGGCTCGAAAGTCGCGATCGTGCGATCCATTTCGGCAAGCGCTGTTTGAAGTTGCCGCGCCTCGAATTGGATAGACTTCGTTTGCACGATCACTGTTCCGGGCGTGAAGCACGCGGCAAGCCGCTTGCATACTCCAGGCGTGATCCCGCTAACCTTGACAACGGTAGACTCCGATCCGCGAATGATCGCGATACATGCCTTGGCATAGCCCGCGATCGGGTGGGTTTCGGCGCTACTGAAGTCCACCTTAGATCGCTTGCGCTTGCGAGCCTGTTTCGGCGCGACAACCTGAACTGGTACGTTTGGCGACGTTTGGCCGGCTTCGGCTTGCCTAGCGCGCTCGATCGCTTTGGAGAGCAAACCAAATGCGGCTTGGCATCCTTTGTCGGTTGTCAAGTCCAGATTATTGAAATCAGCAACGGCGCAGCCCTTGTCATATGCGCTAGCGATCTGATTTCGTTTGGGCGCGGTAGCAGGCTCGGCCGCGGTACGCTTGGGAAGGGGGGGCGGCGTTGCCTTGGCTTGCGCCTTGGCTTTTCTGTTCATGTTGTAGGCGCGGTTTTTAACCTCCAATTCTTCCATGGCCTTGGCCTTGCGCGTAGCCTTGGCTTGTGCCCGATCGTTCGCCTTGGCTTGGGCCTTTGCGGCGTTTGCGTTTGCATACTCGGTACAAACCCCCTGCATTGCAGCTTGGCGAGCCCGATCGCGATACAGAACATATCCGGACTTTTCCACCCACTGATCGACTAGCGGGCTAGTGTTATCCGTTCCCGCGTATACCGTGACCGCTTGCCCGCAAATACCGCTATCCTTGTCATAAGCCTTTGAGATCATGAAGTTATGATCCGAATAATACTTGCGTAGGGTGGTGGTCGCTTTTTTGTTAGCTTGATAGTCCGCCTTGGTTTTAGTGATCACTTTCTCGCGCGGTACCGTATCAAGCCAAACCCGTGCGTCTTGTACGGGTACGGGTGGCGCTTGTACGGGTGGCGCTTGTACGGGTGGCGCTTGTGCTGGTGCCTGCTCGGCTTGTGCTTGTGCTGGTGCTGGTGCGAGCATGGAAAGAATGCTTTGCAGTTTCGATGAGGTGTTCATTTGTTGTTTCCCTTTTTTGTTGCTGTTGTTTTGCCGCCGTTTGCCGCCGGCTACGCCCCCCCCGGATACACTAGTTCCCTTTTGGCGTCAATCCCTTTTCTGATCTTGGCCGAAACCCCTTGTTTCAAAGGGTCAATCGGATCTTGTCGGTCCTTCGCTGTGTTTTTTGACGGGCCCCCGGGGGGCTGTTTTCGGGGTCTACTTTGGATCGTAAAACGCTTGTTTTCACGGTGTTTTCGGCCACAATTCGCCGAAACCCCTTGTTTTCTAGGGTCAATCGGATCTGGGCGGCACGATCGCCCCCCAGGTTGCCCCCCAGGTTGCCCCCCAGGTTGCCCCCCAGGTTGCCCCCCCCCAGGACTAGGTGCCGGATTCAAATGAAAGCCCCCGGATCTGGCGACCTAAATTGCAATATTGCTTAGCTTTTCGGGCTAGGTTGCGTTCCAGGTAGCACGATCGGCCAAAAAAAAGGGCCACCCCCGGTTAGGGGTGGCCCTCATGGGCGACGTTCTGATCGTCTACCAGTTAACGAAGCGCTGGCAGACTAGGCGATCGCCAACCTGCCACGCGTAGCCTCCACTATCGCTGCAGGCTTCTATGTCGCCCTCGTGGGCCGGAATAGACCACACACAAGCGAAGCCCCCCGGACTATGCGGTACTTCGTCAATCCGCCACCCGTGCCCCGTATCGGCTATCGCTTGGCAGTAGCCGTCCGTCCACCCATCGCCGTAGTCGTGACTGGGCGATAGTGACGCTATCAGGATTGCGATCATGGTGGCGATCATGAGTTACCCCCATAATATTCCGACACGCTGTTATAGCCCTTGCGATCCATGGTGCGGGCCATGGAGATCATCATGTCGGAGCACAGCTTTTGCCTAGCGCTAGCGCTTAGCTTAAGCCCTTCGATCTTCATTACGCCGGCCGTTCTGATCCATTCACTGATCCACATAGTTGCCGCGGCTTCATGGAGCGTAGGTGCGGCCGTTGTAGGGCTTTGGTGCCCACGTGTCGTGATAGGCGCGGCTTCATGGTTGGAGTGCTTCATGAGTTACCTCCGATCGCAAGCCGGGCGCGGGTGGCCCGGATAGCGGCTTGGGTATCCTGATCGCGCCGATATTCATCGATCGCGCTAGCAATGCACGTCAACGCGAGCAAACCGAGAAAGGGCACAAGATAGCCTAGCGCGCCGATCACGACGATCGCAGGACTAGCTAGCAGGATCGCGATCAGTAGGTTGTGCGCCGACTGTTTAGCGATTGACGCGATCGGCGTAGGTCGCGCGACGATAGGACTAGGCCGATCGCCTAACACTAGTTGCGCGTTGTGCGTTGTGTCCCAGATCTCGGTCATGCGATCCAGTGCATCACCGGCTCCGGATCTATGGTTGTCACGCAAACCGAGATAGCGCCTAAGCGTTTCGATCTTCATTACGCCACCCGCCGATCGGAACTGGTCATAGCTTGCCATGCACGGGTGATCATCTTGCTCGGCCGGTCATACCAGCGATGGGGGCCAACTTTGCCAGTGACTCGCGGCTTATCCGCTTGCTCTGCCGCATATGCCTCCATGTTGCGGGTGTATTGATACGGGTAGACGATGGGCATCACCTCATCCGGATCAAGCGTTGCCAAGTCGGCGTCATCGCCAAACCCCGGCTGGCCGTAGTTAAGCATGAGGCCCCAAAAGACCTTTTCCGATAGGTCCCGCGTGATTTCAGTTTTAGGCCAGTTAGCTAGGTTTGCCGCGTCACAGTAGGCAAGTGACGTGAATGCAACTTCGTTTGGGTTAGCTAGTGTCGATGTTTCCGAGATAGTCATTTGATGTTTCCTTTTATTGTGGTTTCCCAGTTTCCCGCTGGGATGCTGTCCCGCTAAGCGCGCTAAGCGCTTAAGCGAATACCCATGTATTCGGCCGGCGTCAATATATTCATGCACTTTTATTCACAGGGTGATTCATTGGGGGGCTTTGGGGGCTGGCCCGATAGGTGTTCACCCGCTCACATATACTTAGACCAACAAAAAAGAAGGGTCCCCCGGGGGGGGGTCTATCGGGCATAGGCTGGCCCATAGCGGGTGGCCCTCATGGGGGGGCCATAGCTTGCGGGCTAGCCCCTGCTAGCGTGCCCCGTGCCCCCGGGGGGGCTCGCATAGGGTGAGCATACCGATCGGGGGTTAGCGCACTAGCCCGGGGGGCTGTTTCGACATAGCCGATCGGCCACCCGCTAGCGCAAAGCCCCCATGCGTTAGGGCTAGCCCCGATCGGGCTTGCGCGATAGCAGAACAGCCCCGAAACCGGCCCCTATTGCCGATAGGTGCAACCACCCGGAATCGTTAGGTTTCCCCCTATGCCCGATAGGGCTGGTTTCGCCTGGAAGTGTATGTAATCACTAGGGAAAGAGAGGGGGGGTACCCTCTATTCTAGAAGAAAATGCCCTTGCGCCCTCCCCCGCTAGGAAAATCCACTTTTGAAAGTGACCATACAAAAAAAATCACCACCTTGAAGGGGGGTTGTTCAATGTGATACAGAGTAGGTATGGTTCAGTTTCCCATGGCTTCGGAGTTACGGTGGTATTACCAGTCCAGCGACTCCGAAACGGGCATCAGCTCCAACTATAAGGATGGGATTCTGGGGGGAGGGGACTCAATTTTAGGTCCCACGGCTAGTGAGTGCGCTGCTGCTAGGCGCGGAGCTGTGGTCAGGAGTGCCCTTAAGAGCCTAACTCTGCGTGATCGTAATATTTTGCGGTGTGCTTACTCTTCTAAGAGGGTGCGGCCTGAGTTGAGGTCACGGTATGGGGACTCGGGGGGTGCAGTGGTCGAGGCTCTGTTGCGATCTGCGCCCGATGCGAGGAAGGGTTATAAGTCTGCTCAGATACGGAAGATGGTCTCGGAGCTGTTGGAACAGGCCCATGGCAGGTATAGGGAGGCCCGCGGTGGGTTTTGTGGGGACAGAGAGGGAAGAAGGCGTCGTATTCGCGATAGGGTGCAGGCTTTTGTGCGAGAGGTGGATGGGTGTCGGCACTACATGGTTACATAACTCTGAAAGAGCTATCCATACAACTTGGGTACGGGGATAGTTCCGCGGCTGTTCAGAGGCTTCGGAGACAGCTCCGTGCCAAAGAGCAGAGGTGTGGTGAAAATTTCTTGATCCGGTTGGGGTCGGGGGCCAACTCGCCTCTGTATGTGACCCACGCTGTGATCCGTCAGTTTTGTCCTGAGCTTGTTAGCGGAAGGGATGAGGTTGCCGAAAAGCTACGAGAGTACATAAGGCACATGGAGGAGAGGCTCGTTGAGCTTCGGCAACGTGATCGGGTGCTAGGCTCGCGGGTTAGGCAAAACCGACTGGCGATCTCCAAGCTTGAGAAGTATGTCGATCCAGGGGGAGAGGTCTTTAATGAAGCAAGTCAGCTCCAATAAGCAGGGACCAGGCACGCTTAAGGTTTCGCTGGTAGATGTGACGAGCATCAGATGCCACGAGAGAAACCCACGAGGGCACGATGACCCGCAAATTCTCGATATTGCTAAGAGCCTTAAGCACTTCGGCCAACAGAAAGCCATCGTACTAGCTCCCAATGGCGTAGATGTTATCGCTGGAAACGGGACCTATACCGCCGCGTGCTCGCTGGGCTGGAAAAAAATCAATGCCCACGTCTCTTCGCTTACTAGGGAACAGGCTTTGGCATACATGATTGCCGATAATAGGACGGCAGAGAAAAGCCACTGGCAAAGTGACCCGCTATCCACGCTCCTGGAGGAACTGCGCGACGAAGATAATGAACTGTTCGATGCAACAGGATTCGATCTCGACGCGCTAATGAAAATTAATCAGGTAGACGCGGACGAACTTCAAGCAAATGAAGAAGATACGCTTATCCCAGGATCTGTCATTGACGCTGACCCACTAGCTGACCACCCCTCCCATGTCCGTATCGTGCAGCTGTTCCTTGATGCCGATACACACCCGGCCCTCATGGCTTGGATTAAAGCGCTAGCACCAAATCACGGAACAGATAACATCACAGATACAGTTATGGCGGTTGTCGAGAGGGCTTATGACGAGCTAGGTTCCTGAGATAGCCACCATTCAGGATAAACCTATCTGCATCATCTGCACGTATAGTAGTAGTGCCCCCGAGATCATGAGGCTTTCGTGGCCATAGTAGTATTTACGGTGATACCCAACCATGTCTAGACCCTTTTTGCTCAATGAAGAGATCCAAACGGCAGTTTGCAAAGCCCTCCGAGCTGGCAATAACCGCCGCGCGTCCTGCGCGTTTGGTGGGATCTGCTACAGCACGATGCTTAACTGGATCAAACTAGGCGACGAGGCTAAGAGGAACAGGGATGAAGGTGTCACCCTTGATGACAGCAAGATCCCGTTCATCGAATTTTCTGGGGCTGTTCAAAAGGCCGAGGGCTTAGCTGAAGTGGAAGCGGTTGCCGTTATCCAAAAGGCAGCTAGAGAGGCAACTTCAGGACAGTGGACAGCCGCAGCCTGGTGGCTCGAAAGAAAGTACCCGGATAACTGGGGAAGACGCGAGCGCCGCGACCATCGCGAAGGCACCTCTGAAAAGGTACAGATCAACGTGATAGGTCCTGCTACGGTCGAAAAAGAGTGACCGACGTAGACCTCAGACTCAACAAACCCCAATGGGCTGCCTATCAAGACATCGGTCCTGGTAGAACCGTATGTCTTCCGTGGGGCCGAGGCTGCGGAAAATCCTGGTTCATGCGTCACATCATGTGGATGAGCGTGGCGCAGTATGATGGACAGGTAAGGAAGGGAACATTTGGAGGAACCAAGGGGATTCGTATCGTCGTTCTTATGGATACCCTCAAGCACTTCAAAGACGTTCACGCTTCTCATATTGAGGATGAGCTTAGCGACACCTGGAGTTTTCTCGGTGGACGCCTGGATAAAACTCGGTGGCGTATAACCTTCCCCGGAGGATCGTGGATACAACCCTTTCCCGCTACCGATCACAACTCTAAGCATGGTCGAGGGGTGCGGTGCGACGCTGTTCTGGTAGACGAGTGCGATGACGTGGATACCGAGGTCTTTCACTCGGTCGCTGTCCCGTGGTTCTCAGAGCCGCATAGCCTAAAGATGAGAGTAGTGGGAGGGACACCACGACGCGGAAGACATGGATTGTTGTATAATATCCACCGCTTAGGGGCTTCTGACGAGTACCCCGCATACAGCACCTTTCATGCGACCTACGAGGATTGCCCAGAGACGGTTGATCCAAAAGCTGTTGAGGACGCACGCGCCACTACTCCAGAAAGCATATTCAGGCGCGAGTGGTTGGCTGACTTCGATTCCGCCGAGGGGCTTGTTTACGACCTATTCACTGAGTCTTTTCATATAAGAGTTCCCGAGCGTCATGCTCACTTCACAGAGGTTCTCGTTGGAGTTGACTGGGGATATGCTGATCCTGGGGTATTCATAGTCATCGGAGTAACCGGCCATGGGGCCGATGCTCAGTGCTGGCTTATTGAGGAGCATTATCAAAGGAGCCGCGTTCTCGGCTGGTGGACAGACCTTGCTCGCGAGATCAAGCAAAGGTATCCGGATGCCAAGTGGATCGCAGATCCCTCGCAGCCAGCGAGCATAGAGACCTTGCGGCGTGACGCTAGTATCAATATCAATAAAGGCGATAACCGGGTCGAGCAGGGTGTTTTTTGCGTCGCGGATAAGCTGATGATTCAGGGCGACTCCGGGCAACAGTGGGCCAAGCTCTACATTTCGCCTCATTGCAAAGAGACGATACGCGAGCTTAGGACCTATAGACGCAAGAGAGACCCAAGAGATCGCGAGAGCTTCTTGGACGCGATTGAGGATAGAAACAATCACTCTATGGATGCGTTGAGATATGCCCTGTTTAGCCGATTTGGGGAGCCGCCCCGTATTCGGCTTACGTGGAGCGGAAAGTCGAGCTTGGTATGAGTCCCAAGTACCTACAGTTGGGTCTTCTTTGGAGTTTGTGGATCAGGGGTCGCGATATGATAAATGCGGCAGATATATCGCTGTTCCGATGTCAGCTGTGCAATGAGGATGGCGAAGGATCTCCGTCGCTATGTCCTAGCTGTGGGCCACACATAGCCGGTAGGTGCATCCCAAAGGACGTGGAGGTTATTTTTAATGCAGAAGACTGCTGAAAATTGGGCTCAGGCCCAGAAAGAGGTTAGCGCAAATCTGAACCCAAGATTTTTGCGCCTCGACACCTTTGAGCGCTATGTAATCGGAACCCAGTATGAGGGGATGCCCGGTTGGTACAATGATTCTGTTCCGCTTCTTGAGCGTGCGCCAACAGTTATCGAGCCTATGGCCGCGAAGGCGATTGAGTCATTTATCAGCCTGGCGATGGGCGAGGGTAGGTGGCCAACAGTTACCGTAAAGGTTGGAGAAAATTCAGCTTTTGACGAGGCTCTTATGCTTACAGATGAGGGTAAGCAGAGACTTGATCGTGGTATCGACAACATTATCGATCAGAGTCGATTTGAGCAGGCTTGCAGACAATCTCTCGGTGCTGCCATGGGGTGTGGAACGTCTGTGGCTATCGTTGCCGTAAAAGACGGAAGGCTCGTAATCGAGAACACTCGTGCCAAATGGTGTACCCCAGTTTTTGATAGAGAGAGACCGTCTATAATAACGAGTCTTGAGATCCGGTATCCATATCTCAATCAGTATAAGGATACTCAAACCAAGAAGTGGAAAGTCGAAACACTACTATATCGTCGTGTAATCACTGACATTTCAGACATCACCTATAAGCCCGCAAAGGCTCACGAGGACGGAGAGGAGCCAGATAGGTGGGCGGTTGAGTTTCAGTATGACCACAATTTCGGATTCTGCCCGGTTGTTTGGTATGCCTTTGACCGAGAGAATGGAACGGTCAATGAGATCGACGGGCATCCTATTCATGAATATGTTCTCGATGAGATCGATTGCCTAAACCGAAGCCTGTCTCAACATGATCGTGCTGCGCTTTATGCTGGCGACCCTCAACCCGTAGAGATTGGGGTGGACCCCGACCACAACCCGGCACCAACGGGGCGCATGGCGCAGCCTATTAGGCACTATGCTGGAGAGAGCCCCGCTATAAAGGAGCAAAATGCTAAGTGGAGCATGGGTGGTTCGACTGTGGCTACTTCGGGGGTTCGTAAGAAGGGTCCTGGCGTCGTATGGAGGTACCCATCCAAGGACTCCAAGGTGGCTTTTCTCTCGCTACCACCGGGAGCGCTCGACGCTATCCAACAAAACGTCAACGATCTCCGTGAGCAAATAGCCGAAGCGCTTAATTGGGTACGTGTAGACCCCAGCAACATTAAGAATGCTATTGGATCTGCCGGTAACCTGTCTGGACGCGCCCTTCAGTGGCTATATAGACGACAGACAGACCGATGCGACTCGATTCGCCCCGATTTCGAGGATGGTTTCATGCGTCCTGCCCTCAACATGCTTCTAAGGGTGGTATTGTCTGTGGTTCGCACGGGAGAGGGCCGGCTTTACCTCGCTGGTCAAAACGATTTGGCTGTAGCCCTTCAACAGTTTGAGCAAACCGTGACCGCGGGTCAGGATGTTGTTGGATTGCGCTGGTTTTCTCCGCCCCTAAACGTACAATGGGGTGATTACTTTGAGCCAACAGCGATCGACGCTGATGCAATAAACAGAATTGTCCGAGAAGACCTTATGAGTGGCCTTATCACTCAAGAGACTGCCATTAAGCGTATTGCCCCATTTTACGATATAGAGAATCCAGAAGAGTACGCCTTTAAGATGAGGCATGACATAGATCATCATGCCGAAAGTTGGGAAAAGGCACTGAAGGCACTAGATGAGACCACCTCCGGAGAAACAGAGAGAGAAACAGACGAAGCTAAGCCTGGCGGGAATGGTTTACGCGGAGGCACGGTTGCAGAAAGCCCTGTCCGTGGGGGTTAAGGAGGCTGCGCGTGCCGCTCGCGGCCCAGCTACGATCCCGGCAATCACAGAAGCTGCCGGTGCTATCCAGAAAAACGTGGCTCAGGCTATTTTTGCTGGACGCACACTTGCTAGGGCAAGGGGTCACCTGTCTATCCAAAGAGAAATGAGTCTTATTGAGAGCTTTGCGCCGGAGCTGGGTGGAGAACTCCATAGAGTTGCCGGATCGATCGCTTCAGATCAGCAAAGAGCTAACTATGTGGCTTCTAGATTCTCTCGCTATTGGAGCGAATCCGCCATTATGGCTGCGGCAGACGGGGAGTCGGCCTCTGCATCAGCAACTCAGGCTACCAACCGACAAGAATTTCGCATAAAGATGGTGGCTGTCACCGAAGCTTCTAATGCCTGGAATGACGAACGTCAGGGAGAGATGGTTCAGCTGGAGAAAGAGAAGCCTATATCGCGTATAGCAACACCGCTTCTCATATTCAGCGAGTGGGATGCCGCTATGGATCGCAGGACTTGTGATATATGCGAAACTCAGCACGGAAAGATTCGTCCCGCTGGGGTTTCTTTCTCTGTTGGTGATCCACCAGTGCATCCGAATTGTCGATGTGGCTTGATGTTAGTCGTGCTTCCGACTTACTACGAGTGGGAAGAGGAGGCTGCTGCATGATTTGCCCTAGCTGCGATAGCGCGATAAACCCGTGGATGGAGATGCAGGTAAACGGGACTTTCTCTCGCAGATGCCCGCGTCCGGAGTGCTTTGCCGCGCTACCCTCCGAGTCCCCGGATGTATTCCAAGAAGAGGATGAGGATATGATTTCCCTGGGAGAGTCTCCTGGGATTAGTAACGTAATTGCTCTCCCCACTTCTCCCGTAGAGGTTGAGGGCCTGATCCAGCAGATGACCACGCGACGAACGTGGCTTCTTCAGAGGATCGAGGATCTTCAGGGGTGCGTTCGCGAGCTAGAGCTTGTAGACCGCATGTTGGCGGCAGCAAAGGAAAGCGAAGAAGAATGAAGACATGCCAATGTTGCGGATATGTAAATAAGTCTGGCGAAGCACCGACCTGCCCCTATTGCGGCGAAGCGTCATGGAGCGGAAAGCAAGCTCCAGCTCCAGCTCCAGCTCCAGCTCCAGCCTCTATCCCTAAGAAAACTAAGAAAACTAAGAAGTTTTCCAAGAAGGGTGATTAGCATATGCCGATGACTGGACCAATGCTGGAGGCGGCTTGTAGTAACGCCCTTACGACCAGCACCTCCTCGGCTACGAGAGCACGTTTGGTTTCTCTGGCAGTTGTTAATTACGTGGCGCAGTATGCTGCCGGTGCCCCGATCGATGATAGCACCGGGCCGTTTACAGAGTTTGCTCCAACGAGGCTCCCGCAGGTTACACTTGGCGCAGGAGCGGCTGCCCCAGTCGTAACGCTAACCTATACTCCGATTGAGGGTGGAGACTCCCGAACCCAGTCGGTTACTGGCGTTGCTGGAGCGACGGTTAAATTCACTCAGCCCGTGCAGACTATTACTCGGGTACAGACGGACATCGACCCTGTTGACGTAATGGATATACAGGCTGGGGATACGTGGGTTAGCCCCGCTCCTCGTAGCCTATTCCCAAACGTAGCCGGGGACGTTATATGTCGCGGAGTGGAAGACGATCTAGACGTGACGTTGACTTTGGCGGCGGGTATTCCGGTGCCGATGAGAGCAGATATTATTAGGGCTACAGGCACAACCGCCACAGTGGTCCTCCTTTGGTAAACAGGAGCAAGAGAAATGGCGATTGTAGTAGGACAAACGGTGGCTGTCAGTCAGTATACCCAAGCAAATGGAGCTAGCCTCCTTCACACCGTTAGCGGAGTGGAGAACGAAGTGGAGAGCTGCATGTGCAGCGTACAGTGGATCGCTGGCACTTATGATCAGGGCGACGACGCTACCTTCAGTCCCGCCGTGGCAATCCAGGAGAGCAAACGCTCAGGCAAGAACATCACGATTCTCCAGGCAGCGTTCATCGCCTCCGGGGACGAGGATGGAGCCGTGGTCTCGGCAGGAGCATGTACGGTGGCCGCAAACGTCATCACATGCGAGCTTCTCCAAGAGGACTTCACCGAACGTGCCGCGACCGCTATGGCTTCCGATTGGGACCGCCCCATCGCGTTCCAGGTGACCTACCGACAGAGCGCAAACGCTTAATCGGCCTCGGTTTCGACCGAGGTGCTAATTAAAAACAACGTGACGACAACGGGAAAGGTCGGAGACAATGAGCGAAGAGAATAAGATTGAAGAGAGTCCAGCGGAGCCGGCAGAAGTAGGCGCGCAGAACCAGCCTGAGATCGATACCCCTGTACCCCAAGCGAAGACGCCCTCAACAAAGGGCGACCCTCATTGGCTCCCCGATCGATTAGATAGGGAGCGCAGGAAGATCCTGAGAGACCTGGGCGCTGAAAATGTTGACGACGTAAAGGCGGCTCTTACCGAGCTTCGCAACCGCCAAGACCGAGAGAAGACTGAGCTTGAGCGCATATCTGGGAGAAATGTCGAGCTTGAGACTATTGCGAAGAAGCATAGCGCCCTCATGGAGGTCGTAAGGCAGCAGGCTCAGGGTGAAATGTCCGTACTTAGCGACGGGCACCAGGCTGCTGTTGTTGCCGTGGCTGGAGATGATCCAGAAAAGCAACTTAGCGCCATCCGGGTGCTTCGTCCCACATGGGTAATCGAAACGACACAAAGGCCGGGGGTAGCTGTAGCTGCTCCGGCAACGACGGCTCCCACTGTACCCTCGCCTGCGCCGGGTAGCACACCAGTAACCAATAACCATCTAGCGACTTACGAGTCGATGGAGCAACAAAACCCTTTGATGGCAGCCCAGTATCGCTTACAGCACTGGGCTGACATTGAAAACGCAAAACTGGCCCGAAGCTAGCACAGGAGGCAGCGGGCGATTTAGGAGACCGGCACAATGCCATTGATTAACCGCGCGACGCTACCCCAAGAATTTTTCGACTTCACGAGCGCCATGCTGCTTACGCAGCCTGAGCCGAAGTACCTCCACGCCAAGCTTATCAAGGCTGCGCTAGGTGCATCGTTTCAAGGACCTAGTATGCTGGGCTTCTTGCCCGGTCGAAGCTTCGGTGACCGTGGTGCTCCATACGTTTCGGACTCTGATGCAGAGGCTGCACGGCTCTCCCTTAGCGACGACCTATATGATGCTAGCATCCAGGTAATTGCCGAGCTTGGGAGCGCTCCAGGTCAGACGGTTCGCATGAATCGCCCGTCCTATGCGAACACAACCTATACGGAGGCAAGCCGTGAAGTCCCTAGCGGGAGCACGGTAAGCGTTACTCCGATTACGGTTACCTCCGAGCAGGTTCCGATTACCCTTAAGAGGTTCGCTGGTCCGTTTGACCAGGCTAACGTGCGCGTTGCCCCATACGGTATCGATCGCTTCGATAGCTCGGTAATGCTTCATAAGCCCGCTCAGATTGTCGCCCTGAACCTAAAGCGCGACTTCGATCGCACTTTGGATGCCTGGGGTGTGCAGCTGTTCGACAATGCGGCAACTACCGTGCGGCCGAACGGAATGGTTAACGATAATACGTCTGTAATTGCCGGGTCGTTCCCGTTCAGTTTCCGGCTTATTCAGTCCACGGAGACGCAGCTCGACACGCTGAATATCCCGACATTCGCCAACGGCAAGCGGGTCCTCGTCCTCCATCCCCGCCAGTGCGAGCAACTCGCGCAGGATGCTCAGTTCAATCGGCTGAGCGTTTTCGAGAGTGACTTCAATCCGCTCTGGAAGGGTGCTTACTGGAGGTCGTGTGGAAACTTCGACATCTTTAAGAGCACCACTCTTACGCAGGTTACTAACGCAAACGCTGTCCAGATTCATTATGCGCAAGCATTTGGTCCTGGAGGTGTTGGCTGCGGTGTCGGAGAAATGCCGCGAACCGCATATAATACGCAAGACAACTATGGTGAGACCGCTCTCGTTATCTGGCTTTGGTACGCCGGCTTCGCGACCTTGGATCACCGCTTCATTGCCCGAATTACGACGGACTGAGGAGATACCCGAATGGCGTTTAATGAACTAATTGTTAACGGCTATGCCGAGTCATCGCCTACCCTGATCGGGGTAGGAATTGGCTCGTCTGCTGCCGGATCGATCATGCAAATGGGGCGAGCGAAAACGGGAACCCTAAGCTCCACTGTGGTGCTTGTGGCCGGAACGGCGATGATCACCCTTACGCCTATCTGGGAAGTGTCTATCGACGGCGCTACCTGGCACCTGGCAACCGTTGCCAATAACGCTCTCTATGTCACACAAGCTGTAGCGGGAGACTCCAATACTCATATCCTCAGCGCGCCAGACGCTTGCTACGGCAACAGGTTTTCGCGCGTGTCGGTTATGGTTGCTGGGGCTGCTGGTTTGGCGGCAGATACCTGTACGATCTCGTACAATTATATTGCCGACGACATGGTGTAGCAGATGGCTCTGCTCATTAGCGAGCTAACAAGGGTAAAGTACGAACTTGGATACAATACTCTTGATGCGGGCGCTGAGCCGTATGTCTCAGTAGTGGCCGTTTTTGACCAGATTATACAGACGTATATCGAATCTGGAGCGGCTACTACCTCTACCACTATCGTAACCTCCTCGGCTACTCCGGCCCCCGTCACGCTAACTCTCGCATCTGGCACTGGGTTTAGTGCTGGAGATCGCGTAGTTGTGGATATAGATTCGCGGCAAGAGTTTGCTACAGTACAATCTATCGGAGTGAATACGATTACGGTCCTATTGTCTAACGCCCACACCGGGACTTACCCGGTAACGGTAGAGGGCGGCGAGAGCATCGTAAGAGAGATCCTTACCAGGCTCCACTCTCTTAGCGAGAGCCTGGGGTCTTTGTCTGTAAGCACTGCCGGAATTAAGCGCGTAGATGAGATCGAGTTCTTTGGGTCCTTTTCGGGATCTGAGATCGGACGTATCGAGCAGCTCGAAAGCCTACAGATGAAGTGGAGGGACGAGCTTGCTAGTTGCCTGGGTGTAGTTAATCTCTGGAGAGTGAATCAGTCGGCGGGACAGATCGCGGAGGTATACTGATATGATTAGAAAGACGGCTGGCAAGAACGAATGGAGAGTCCTTAGCGAGACGAAGGACTCCGATGGGAACCGTAAGGTTTTAGGAACATACCAGTCTAAGACAGCAGCAGAGAAGAGGCTGGCCCAGGTTGAGAGTTTCAAGGACCAGCCGGAGCAGCCGACTAGGCGCAGACGGGGGCGATAGGGAGTGGGGTTCAAGGACGACATCCGAAAGCTCTGCTACGAGCTTAGGGCTATCCCTGGACAAGACTTTGAGATTCGCCCCTATACCGTAAAGGTTGTACTCCGAGAGTGGAGTGGTGTGGAGCCTGGGCAGGGCACGGAGACGGTTACAACCGTAGACATAACGGAGTTTAATGGTCAGCCGCCCAAGGTCAGGTGGCTAACTGACGAGGAGATAGCTATCGGAGGCTACGATGCCTCTACCGTAGAGGTTGGTCCGATCACTCCGGACTTTCCGGGAGGCGGAACCGCAATCTCCACACTAGGACAGGACCCGGCAGACAACACTCTCTTCGATTATGTCCTCACCGGGCCTCAGTACCCCAACGGGGCAATATATAGGCTGAAGGCCCTACACTCCGATAAGACGTTTCAGTACAGGGCTATTCTAGAGAGGGCTCGGTAATGATTGACTCGCTATATAGCAACTTTGGAGGAGCCAGCTTCCCTATAACGTCAGCGGACGTACAGAATACCAACCTATTCAGCGTTACCGATCCGGGCCGGGATAACATGATCGCGCTTTTTAAGGCGGCGATCAACATGGAGTTCGCCCAGAGCCTAACTGTTATCGAGCCGACATCAGCGTGGTCTGTTGTCACTCCGTCTACCAGACTTAGCGGAGCGATGCCTGTATCAGATACGACCTACGATCCTCCACGACGAAGCGTTCTGCGGGAGACAAAGCTCACCTACCCCCTTCTTGCCCTATACCGAACAACTGCCATCCATGACGATTTTACACTAGCGCGAGAGCGCATCACGCAGACCTGGGGGTTTGATTATATTCTTGGGCCTCTGTCTGTGGCCGACTTTAGGCGGCTCGGAGGAGCCCTAAATGGAGTCAAAGACATCATCCAGCTATGTATTAGGCGTCGCGGCCACCCGGCTTATAAGGATGGTGCGCTTCAGTTTGGACCTGGGGAGGGCAACTTCTCAACGGTTCAAATAACCCAGTCGAGTGAAGGTCCTGCAAATTACGGGCAAGAAAACGAGGGGATGGAGTTCCACGCTCTGCATATGGACCTTAAGACTACCGAGTTGGATGGTGCAGACGCCGACACGGTACCAGATTTCGAGGGGTCTTCTATTGTTCTTGGAGTGGGCGGAGAAGATGAAGTGCTGCCGGAGGTCGTTGATGCCCTAACCGAGGTGGTGCTAGTTCCTAACCACGGAATCCCGGAGCCGTAATGAGCGGACCTATCATCGGGCTGTCCAATCTTAAGGCACACCATAGGGGCTTTGAGCACGAGAACCGGGGAATGGCCATAGACGCTGTGGTGAAGGCGTCGGCGGTGATGATAGAGAAGTCTAGGGACGGCTCATCGGGGCTCAAGGAGCGCTCTAGCGCTTTAATGAAAAGAACTAAGAGTAAGGTGCGACTTCATCCGAGGCGCATAACCGCAAAGGTATTCAACACTCTCCCCTACGCGATTATGACTGAGGAGGGGACTCCGGGTCACGTAATACGTGCGAAAAACTCCCGTGTGTTAGTATTCGACTGGCCGAAGGGCGGCCTTTTCCCAGCAAGGTTCGCTTGGGTTCAGCACCCCGGCAACCGTCCCTATCTATGGCTCTGGTCTGGTGTACTTAAGGGTTATACGTTTCTCGGTGTAGAGCTGACCATTGGGATGAACAAGTTGGCTGCTAAATTTTGAGGGAAATATGATGTTAAGATTCTATGCAAAACATGGGGCGCTAGTAAGCGTTCCGTTTCAGAGCCCGCTAGTCGGGCAGCGCCCAAGGTATGTGGGCCGAACGCAAGATGATCAAAACCGGCTACCTGCCTCCGATGAGCCATTCGCCGCCGAAGCCTCTAGCCGGATGGGCATGCGCTTAGCTCGGATTTGCGGCAGGGGCGACCTGTGGGCAGCCGATAAGGCTACGGCAAAATACTGTCGCGTACCGTTCGTTGGCGTCTCCCACGTTGACGGCGAATGGGTGCCATCAAAGCCGCACCGAAAAACCTCAATTACCAACCCTAATAAGGACTGATCACTATGGCCCTCATTCCCATTCTTGGCGTTCCGAGTACCTTTAAGGTTCCTGGCCAATATGCCGAAATCCTATTCGCCCAAGGCCCAAGTACGGCCGCAGCCGAAGCTCGCGAAATTATTCTAGTTATGCCGCAGCTTGCAGCCGGCACTACATGGGCAGAAGAAACCGTTAACGCGATCAACTCAGAGAGTGACGCTATCGCTGGAGCTGGAGCTGGTTCTCCTCTACACCGAGCTGCGCGCAAACTTCTCCAGGTTAATGACGATGCCAAAATCTGGGGCCTCCCGTACCTTCCGTCAAGCGGGGCTGGTGTCGTTACCGCGGCAGGTACCGTTACCTATGTAGTGGACCCAACCGCTACTGGAATCTCTTCCGTTACTATCTGCGGAGAGGTCTGCTCGGTTGGGTACGATAATACGTTTACTATTACTACCCTTGCTACCACGATGGCGGCCGTAATTAACTCCCGAACGTGGCTTCCGGTTATTGCTACCTCTGTCATGGGCGTCATCACTCTCACCGCGAAGATTGCCGGGGCGAGTCAGGGCGACGGCACCGTGCCGGTTATCCGATATAGGGCGATAATCTCGTCTAATACGGGGACAACGGTTGCTACTAGTGGAGCAGCCCTCGGACTCGGAACGGGTACAGCGGGCGTAGATGGCGCTATTACTGAGAACAGTGGACTTGTCGGTGCGCTAGCCAACATTACCCAGGCACGATTCTACTACATGGGCTTCTCCACCTTCGATGCAGCTAACCTAACGAGCATCGTTTCTCATATTAGCAACAAGAGCGAGCCTATCCCCGGACTCCGATCTGTCGGTATCGCAGGGTACAACGGCTCTCTCGGTACGGCACAGACCTTGGCTACGGCCCGCAACTACGAGAGGCTCCAGATGGTGTGGCAGCCTAACGGAGAGGCAGATCCAGCCGAGCTAGTGGGCAACATGCTGGGCATCCGACAGAAGTACGAGCAGCTGGACTCTGCTTATAACTTTGACGGGTTCCGTGATAGTGCCCAGTGGCAAATTCTCCCAGCCTTTTCCGAGACAGATTGGCCGAGCTTCGACGACCAAAACGACGCTATCAACGACGGGATTACCCCTATCGCAAGCGATAGTCGAAACAGCTCCGTCGTGATGACAATCACCACTAGGAGCAAGGGGGCAGGCGGAGTTGTAGATGACTTCCGGGCAGCCGAGACTCATAGGATCTCCGTAGCTGACGAGTATACGGACACGCTGCTGCTTCGGCACATTCTTAACTTTAGCAACAAGAAGCTAAAGGGAGATGAGCTGCTCTCTGACGGAACCGTCAATACGAATCAGAAGCTCTATCGCAACGTCGTTACCCCTCACCAATATAAGCCTTTCGTTAAGCACCTTGTGCAGGAGTTCGCTGATGCAGCAAAGCTCCAAGAGGCGCAAAAGTCGAAGGATGGTCTTCGGGTAGTTAAAGATCCCAATAATAGCGGCAGGCTAGAAGTCGGGCTAGACCTACACGTTATCGATCTACTTCATCAAACCACGTTCCGATTAGCGGAGGTCAGCACTGGCTGATAGGAGACAAAAATGGCAGCACTACAGGATCATGCTAGGCTCGCGCTATTCGTCGAGCAAATCTATATGGTGGAGATGACGTCCATCGAACTCGCCACCAACAGCGGGCAGCAGCGGGTGGATACCCTAGAGGGACTCGCTGGCTTTACCCCTGGCTCCGGAGACTGCACCGTTAGCTGCGGATTCGCCATCCCTATCGGTGGGCAGGAGTATCCGTTCCAGCAAACGTGTACCGATGGGAGCTATGTTACTCTCCAGATCCCGGTCGGAGAGGTAGACTATATCGGAAACGGTAAGTTCCTCGACGTATCGATCAACCAGAGCGTAAACGCAAACACAGAAGGTACGTTTACATGGACGGGAGAGCTTAACGCTCTACAGTAGTCTCTTTTCAAAGTAAGGCAGCTTTCGACCCTCCGCGCTATTTCAGGCGCGGGGGGTTTTGCTGTATATAGGTCCGTATGTCAGGACCACCAAACGATGTAGAGCCAAGCGAACTTTGGCGCAGGTTGAACGAGTCTCCTCGCCCTAGCGAGGTAATCGACTTTCCAAGGAAAGACGTAAACGGTAAGCCGCTGTCTCGTGTGAGGATTCAGGTCCTTCGCATGTTAGAGCACGACCAGGCGAGGATACGAGCCCACGAGTGGCTGAAGAACAAAAAGATCCCAGCCAAAGAGTTTGAGGGGATTACGATTAGAGAGGTCTATGGCGATGCCGTAGCCAGAGAGCTATTAGCCATGGCTTGCGTATCCGACGAACCCATTAAGGGCTCCGAGGATAGCGGAGCCCCGAAGTACGCTAGACTCTTTCGTTCCGGTGAGGACATGGAGACGCTTACGGCAGATGAGCTTGTCGTACTATTTACCGCCTACGAGATGTGCCAGCGCAAGTTTGGACCCTACGAGGGGAACATAGGCAGCGAAGAAGAGTTAAACGAATGGGTTGCGCGCCTCGCGGAGGGAGGGAACCGCTTCCCTTTAGCGCAGCTAAGCTGGCATCAATTGGTAGAATTAACCATGTTGTTGTCGGAGCGTGCATACTGCCTGTCAGCCCTCCTGGATTACCAGTCTTCGAGCTTGGAAGGTATTTCGGAGTCTCTCCAAAAGAGGTGGGCTATTGGCACTGGATTCTTTGGCAGGCTGCGCGCAAGTGTTATCAAACATGGTTTGAACCTATTAAATGACGGCGAGGACGAGGTATCCGAAGATGCTGAGCATCTTGACAAGATCCTCCTAGCTGAGCAAAACGCCCTTGATAGGCAGAGGGCAGCCAGCGCTAAACCTCTCGATCTTCCCGATCCGGGTATTTCTATCACAACAGAAGAAGCTGCCAGGTACGCACAGATGATCCATAAGCACGGTAGGGACGATTAAGTGCCCAAACTCCAGTATGATTTTAGCGTTATAGGGCTTCCGGCAGTCCATGCCGCTCTAGCGTCGCTGGAGAAACGCTTGGCTCAGCATAACGCTAAAGTAAACCGAATAGTAGGAGGCGGAGCCGGAGGAGGAAAAGGGAAAAGGCCGCCTATTCCGGTAAGAGGTGATAAAAAGCAGCAGAAGGGCCTTACTCGACTAGATCGCACCGCCAAGCGTATGCACGGCAAGCGCATGAGCGAACTGGGCGCGCTAGAGCAACAGCAAATCAAAACTGCTCATAAGGTTCACAAGATAAAACGGAAAAATCAGGTTAGGAGAGCCAGGGCTAACAAGAGGGAGAAGATACGGGCTGTTAAAGAGATTGGCCGTATAGAAAACCAAGCTCAGCTTAAGAGAACTAGAGAAGCCTCGAAAGCCGCAAGAACCCACCAGCGCACGGTAGAACGAACCCGCGCGAACCGTTTGGCCACTGGCAGGAAGGTGGTCGGTGGTGGGGTTCGCGGAGTCGGAAGGTCTCTACGCGGAGTCGGAAGGGCCGGCTTGATGTATGGCGGCATGGCCGCAGGCGCGGCTGGAGGAGCTGCGCTCTCATATGAGATGAACATAGACGAGCGCGTCCGTCTTCTAGCTATGGCCACTCACAGTGCTCAGGAGAGCAGGATTGCTGCGAAAACCGTGAAGAAAGGAGAGCAGTATTTAGAGCTACCGGCACGCGGGGCTTCCATTAAATCAATAGCTCAGGGAACGTCACAGAGAACCGGGGTTAGCACTGAAAAGGTCTTACAGGGGCTACAGAAGTGGCAGGAGATTACCGGACGCGGCGATCTGGCAGATAAAATTGCCCCAATGATCGGAGATTTCTCACAGGTATTCGGAGCTGACCCGAAGGCTGTAGCTGGAACTGCGGCATTCATTTTCGACCGTATAAGAAAGGAGCAGAATGCCGACGGCAGTGACATTTCTACAAATGACGCCTTGAAAAAAACAATGAACGTCATGAACAGCGCTGGTGCGCAAGGCCAACTGGGAATGATCGAGTTTAACACCCTCGCACCCGTTATGTCTAAGCTCGTTAGCGCGACCATGAACGTAAAGGGTCCGATTGAGGATGTCATAAAGCAGTTCATCGCTCTTGCACAGCTATCGGTTTCTGGCGGAGCTAGAGATGCTTTTGAAGCGACTACTGCCTTGATGCGATTCACCGATAACATAAAAATTATCGCTAAGAAAAAATCTTTTAAGGACATGAATGCCCGGCTAGCGGCGCGTGGCCAGCCATTGGTTGACCCGTATACATATTCCGAGCCAGATAAGTATGGGGTGGTCAGGCACGGGGTAACTGACCCTATCAGGGTCTTGAAGGAGCTTTACCGAGGCACAGGTGGCGACATCGTAGAGATGCAAGGCATGCTCAGCATCCGAGGAAAGAAGGTTGCGGAGCCCATTATGGACCTCATTAAGAAATACTCGGGTGGCAAACTCGATAAAGATTCTATGGCCCTGGGGTTCAAAGGAATGGAAAAGCATTTCAAGATGTTCACAGACGCCCAGACGAACGAAGAGGCGTGGGAAGCCCTGAAGAAGTACGCGCAGAGTTCCAGTAAGGCTGTTGCGACCCGAGCGTGGGAGCAGATCGCCTCTAAGCTTGGACCCGAAGTCGTAAAGGTTCTAGAGGCTCTTGTCCCAGTAGCCGGAGATATTGGGGATGCGTTTGTAATCGTAGCAAAGGGGCTTGCTGGCTTTATTAAAGCCATGCACGACTCTCCATGGTCAACACTCGGAGCTATACTCGGAGCTATACTCGTTAAAGAGATAGCCGCAGCCGGTATAGGGCACATGGTTGGCGTAGCAATCTCTACTTCGGTTGGAAGCGCCGGCCTCTCCGCCTCCGTAGCTGCTGCGATGGGGACAGCTCTAATCGCTGCCGCTGCTACCGCCGCGGTGTTAGTGGCAGCTCATAATATAGAGCAGCTTAGAAAAGAGGCGGAGGTAGCGAGGCAGGACGCTAAAGACAATCGAGAGAACGAGCTTCAGCTAGCGGAGAGAAGAGGACAAACCGGCATTGGCCGTAAGAAGCAGGGGGACTTCTGGACAAGGATACTAAGAGGAGACTCCATAGAGGACGCGTCCTATGGAGGTGAGTATATTAAGCGCGGAAAGAGCGGAAAGATTATCACGGAAAATGTTGGTGATAAAAGTCTATGGGGGTCGGCACTAGAGGGCTTAATGGGTATGACGGGCACGCTAGCCGCACACCGTTCATTAACAGGACCGAAAGGACCGGAGAAGCCGGGTGAATATTTCGAGTACGGCAAAGGATCGGCAGTTGCAACTGCGGAGCCCATCTCTGCGCTTCACTCACTAGATAGTGGAGACCTAGAGGGGGCGATTGCAGATAACACTATAGCTGTTGGCGATCTCGCGGGTAAGGTTGCCAATGCAAACTTAAATCGCGGCAACACACCAGGCACGGATAAGGACTATTAGATGCCGATTGAAGAGGAGTTCAAGTTTGACGCACTAAAGAAACTAGGTCCCCTTTCTTGGCGCGGGATAAAGGTTCCTATCGTTAGCCGGAAGGTGGACTTCTCTCAGAGCTTGGCGAGACAGAAGTTTGGTTACAGGGATAACGCATTCATCGAATCTCTCGGTGCGGAAAACTTTAGCTTCACTTATACGATTCCGTTTCGCCAGGGTATCGTCAGGGGACCATACGACCCTAACTTGTTCAGCGTTACGCTTCCCGCCTTTATCGTAGCGTGCCGAGACTCCACCGCTGGCGAGCTTCACGATCCCGTGCTTGGCAACTTTCGGTGTAAGTGCACCAGCTTCTCAAGCTCGTTAGATATGAACAAGCGGGACGGCGTAGATGTCGATGTCGCCTTTGTATACGCTCCTGAGATTGACGAGGTAGAGAAGCTGCCATCTAAGGTCGCGTCTACTAGCGCCATCTTTGCGCAGCTTTCCAACCTAGATGGGGATATTGATAAGGGCGACTGGGGGCAACAGGTTGGTGCCGCCAGCTCTGCTGAGCTGGTGGAAACTGCCGAAGTTGTCGTAGAGAGCATTACTGGTGAGCTAGTAAGGACTGGCGTCTTCGGTCCTCCAGAACCTTTCGCGGATCTCTTCGGACAGATAGACGGATTCGGTCGCCAGATTGAGAGATTCGGAAATAAGATCGACGCCAAGCTAAACAATGTTCTCTTTAAGCTTGAGAAGATGGAGGAAACGATCTCCGTCTTAGAGGAACCTGCGAACTGGCCCATCCTAAAGTCGAGCAGAAGAATCCGAGCGAACATCGAGAGCACTAAGGAGAGACTCGCTAACCCCGGAAGGGCTATTTTCACGATGCTCACTAAGTCCTATCAGTCCATAGGAAATCTTGCATCTGCGGTTGGTATGCCAGTAGATCGGTTTCTTAGGCTTAACCCGTCTCTCTCGAAACACCCCTTAGTTCCGCCAAATACTGCGGTTAACTATATCAGCGACAAGCTAGACGAGATCGAGGGTAAGCCTTGAAGAGGGAGCCCCCAGATATTGGTTGCGTGCTCCCGCTATTGAACCAGCATATCAGTGTCTTCAAGTCCTTCAAATTGGATAGCGATTACACTAAGAGCACGGACTCCTTCAGCATCGAGGTGGCCGCCTCTCACATGAGGGACCTCGTTGGGATGGAGGCTCAGCCTATAGAGATTTATGTTAACAGCCTCCCGGTAATGGCTGGACGGATAGACCGCACGGAGATTCGAGACGACTCTTCTATGACTATTGGCGGGCGTGACTATATGGCCGATCTCGTGGAGTGCAATATAGACCCGACCGTTAAGCTACAGGAGGGGATGTCTATTGGGGACGCAATTAAGATAGCTGCGGGACCAGTAGGAATTACGAGAGTCGTAGGAGCAGACGAGGTAGTTCTCAGGAACATTAAAACCGGGGCAAGCTTGGGCAAACCACCTCGTCCTGCGGCTATGAGGGCGAAGCTTCAGAAGAACAAGCCCGACCCTGGCGTGGGCATCTACCAGTACCTCAATCAGATATGTATTCGGCTAGGCTGCACGATGCAGCCGACTCCTAATGATACGACTACGATCGTTGTCTCGGAGCCGGATAACGCGCAGCCCCCCGCGTATACAATTCAGAGGTCGATGGATAGAAAAGAGTCCGCTGGGAATAACATTCTAACGGCATCTGCTTCCCGCGACCTGTCTAGCTTCCCAACCCACGTGCTCGTTACTGGCCAAGCCAGGCCAGCCGCTAAACCGGGTCCAGGAGGCGGGAAGAAGGCACCGCCGCCGCCGTCAATAGACAGTAAGCCAAGCAGCTATGCGAGCACAAACTTTGACGCAAATGTGTTCACAGATAAGACAAGGATCTTAGCCGTAACCACTAAGGGCAGGATTAAGCCAGGGCAGCCGGGGGCTGATAAGGGAAAACTCTACCGTCTCCTATATCTGCGCGACAAGAAGAGTAAGGACGTCCATCAACTAGAGAACAAGGCGTACCGCCTGCTAGCGAACAGGATGAGAGATACTCTCGTATACACGGCAACAGTTCAGGGGCTTACTACGCTAGACGGAAGGCTGTATGTCCCCGATACGATTGTTCACGTTAAGGACGAGGTTACCCAGGTTTTTGAGAAGATGTGGGTATCAGGTGTAAGCTATTCCTACTCACCGGGGGCCGGCGCTAAGACAGAGCTTCGGTGCTTTAGGAAGGGCACATTCATTATTGGCAAGGTAAGCCAGGACGGATAAGGAAAGAGAACCATGGCATTAGAACCACAGCTAGTCGAACTAGGGGCAACCACCCTTGATAAGGAAACCAACCTTTTGTCTACGCAGGCGACAGTGCCCATCACCTCAGAAGAGGATGATAAGGCTTCGTTTGGCGACTGCGGAACTATCTCCGCACTAGGAGTAACGTCGCGTAGCTATCCTCCAGACTATGAGGGAAACGCAGAGGGGGTTCTAATCTCTGGAGTGGGTAACCAGGACGGGGTAATCGTCGGTGGTAGAGACCCTCGATGCGCAGGCGTATACGGAAAGCTGGAGCCGGGAGATACCGCGCTTCACTCATGTGCTCCTGGGGCCGCAAGCCAGGTTCTTTGCTACGGTAGCGACAAGAATGGCAACAAGGTGGTAGCCATGACCGAGGGAACCAACGGGAAGAACATGACCGTGACCCTCGACGGCGTTAACGATCAGATCGTTATCTCTGGAATGGCGGCTGCCATTATTATAGATGAGCACGGTATCTTTCTGGGCAAAGGTGAGTCGTCGATTCTTATTACAGAAAAGGGCACCTTTATTAACGGAGAGCTTACTATTGGCAACGGGATAGTCCCCCCGGATAGTCAGCTGATCGCATGGAACAAGGCCGCACTTGCGGCACTTGGTGCTCTACTTCCGCCGCCTGCTAAAATTGCGGCAGCTCAGTACGTCAATGTTAGTGCGCAGAAATGAGCAACTGTAACTTTGATCTCCCATCCCTAGCGATCCCAGCAATCCCGCTCCCTTTCAAGTTCCCAAGCCTCCCGAACCTTCCTCCAAGCATTAGCCTAGACATAGGCTTTCCGCTCGATCTCCCATCCCTAGCGATCCCAGCAATCCCGCTCCCTTTCAAGTTCCCCACTCTCCCGAACTTCCCCCCAAGCATTAGCCTAGATATAGGCTTCCCACTCGACTTGCCTTCGCTAGCAATCCCAGCGATCCCGCTACCTTTTAAGTTCCCAAGCCTCCCAAACTTCCCACCGTCAATTAACATCCCATGCCCTCTGGACTGAGCAACTCACCATTCGGACTCGGGACGCCAATAACCTCCCCGGTTCCGGCTGACCAGAAGGATCAGAATTACTGTCGCTACATTAACCCGAACACGGGCGACTATGAAGTATTCGAGGAGAACGGGACGCTTGCGCAGATGCCGGGGGTGCGGCAGCGCGTTCTTCTTATCGCGAGGACGCTCAAGGGTTCGAGCAGCGTACTCCCGAAACTTGGTATTAAGCTTCCGCCGAAGATTGACGAGTCTTTTGAGATCACGGTGCGTAACTCAATCAAAGAAGCCTTCAGGCCGATGACGGACGTAGAGAAGGTTCTTAGGCTTGACGGCATACTTGTCGGCAGGCTTCCCGCCGGAAGGGTTAGCATTGTTATAGCGTATACAGACCTGACCCTTCCGGAGTCAGAGATCGCACCACTGGAGCTTGTATTCTAATGCCATTTGAAGTTGGAGAAATATACGTCCCGGCTAACGCCGAAGAGATTAGGGATGACTTCCTAACCGATATTAGGCTTGAGGCTATTAAGCAGGGTGTTCCTAACCCCCCGGTTCTTCCCGGATCGGATTGGCATATCCTTGGAACGGCCCTCTCTAATATCGGCCTAATCCAGTACAGCAACCTACGCATATCGGACGACAATATGAACGTCCTTACCGCGACGGGGGAAGACCTTGATAACATCAGGGAGGCTTACGGGCTTCCCGTGGTTCCAGCGTCCCCAGCTACGGGAGCTATTGTTGTAACCACTCAGATACCACTGCCTCTCACTATCCCAGATGGTACCGAGTTCGTTCTCCCCAACGGGCTCCGCGGAAAAGTTTCCCCAACGGCACTAAACGTATTCAATGGAGACGAGGTTGTTGTCGTAACTATCGACACCGGGGAGGACGCAAACCTGGGAGCCGGAGAGATTGTTCAGTTCGTATCGCCCCCGGTTGGAGTGCAGACAGAGGCAATAGTATCGGTTAGCGCTCCACTAGCGGGTGGCGTATCGGTAGAAACCGACGCGCGAAAGAGAGCGCGCATACTCAACAGGCTTCAGACCGTGCCGGCCGGCGGGAACTGGGGAGACCTGATAGAGACATCGCTCAATGCTATCGCGAGCCTTCAGTATGCGTTCGTATATCCAGCGCTAGGAGGTCCCGCTAGCGCAAAGGTAGTTCTCTGTAAGAACCAGAATACGGATACCGGAGACTACAGCCGGCAAGTAACGGCCGCAGCCACGAATATCGTCCGGGCTGCGATTTTCTCGAAGATGCCTTCTCCTATGGAGATCGTAGTGCAGTCCGTAGAGGACGAGTCTTTCGACGCAACTATTAGCGTGGACCTACCTAGCTCTGCGACATCCGGAGGGAACGGGCAGGGCTGGATAGACCAGGCCCCATGGCCGCCCCTTGTTCCTGCCGACGCAGGCAGGAGTACAATCTTCGCTGCTTCAGGCACTAGCCTATCTGTAAATGCGAACGCATTTGCCGTGCCTATACCTGGACAGACTCATATTCTATGGTGGTCCTCCGTAGATCAGAGATTCTATAAGAGGCTAGTAGTAGCCGTTGCGGCCCCAGCTTTGCCCCCACTTTACAACCTAACCATAGATGCGCCGCTAGTAGACTCGAACAATAACGGGGCTTTAGTAGGAGAATACATCTGCCCAGCGACCTCCAATTACGAATCATACGGTAATACGTGGAGGACCGTTACAAACGGGCTTGGGCCAGGAGAAAATACCGCGGACCCCAACCGCTTACCGAGAAGCGCAAGGCACCCATTCGAGGAGGACGGTTGGTATTTTGGCCTTACGATACAGCAATTAAGGGCGCTCGTTACGGCTCACCCAGAGATCGCGGACGCAGCGTGGGCGTACAGGTCGCTAACGGAACCAACGGTGCCTGTCCTTGTTGCCTCTGCGCCAAGGATACTTAAGCCAAACAACTTCGGGATATACGAGATATAGCGATGGCAATTACTCCAACAGGGTTCCCGGTGTGGGTTAGGGCAAACGACCATACGACCTATGGCGGGAATGTTAATAAGATCGATTACCAGGCAGTGGGTCCGGTTAATGCCAGAACCGATATAGGTGCTGCGGAGTTTTGCAGGGCCACTGCTGACCTGTCGGCTGTAGGGAAAACGTGCCCGTTCGCAAGCTTCTCTGCCCAGTTCAACGATACAGTGCCAGGGGTTCCAACGATAGCGACAACTGACTACCTGTCCATGGCTGGAGGCCCACCTACCTCTGTAAGAAACGGAGACGGAGACGTTACGTTTACGTGGCTAGCGAGCTACTCGGATCAGTATAGTGTCTCAGGGTTAGTCAATATCGTGCACGCAGAGGCTACGGTGCAAGGCATATCGTTTCGGTTGGCTACCGTAGAGCTTCTTGACCTAAGCGTATCGGGGTTAAACGAGTCTGTTCGAGTTAGGGTCTGGGATGTGGCCACCGCGACTGCTGCTATCGACCCTCTAGTCTCTATCGTGATTACTACGGGGACCGTGTGATGCTAGGAGGACTCTGCCCTTTTCCGCTACGGTTGGGATCGAATAACGATACCGATGGCGTAAACGCAGAGCAGTACAGCCGAACCGGATCTACGCTGGCATCATGCTCTATGGCGGCACCTCTGGCGCTAGTTACTTTCGATACTACGGGACCATCGATCCTGTCCTACAACGGACAGAACGGAGTAGGGGCTTTCGCTGGGCCGTCTATCGTAAAGATAGGCGTAGGTGTGGTTCATCTAATATGGGAACCTGCATACTCAGACGCATACGAAACGTCCTACCCGTGGGTTGGAAGATCGGCGCTTCTTACAGCTCATGGAGCTTCCCCCGTCTTAGCTATTGCAACCATAGATCCTTCTGGTGAAATACGAGTAGGTCTCCACGAGCTTGGGGTTGGTAATGTAGATGGTACCTGCACGCTGAAGGTATTTTAGATGGCGATTGTTACTACCCACCCACCCGGTCTACCCACGTGGGCACGGTCTAGAAAGCTCGGGGAATACGGGCTCAGTCTAGATAAGTACAACGACGGGGATGAGCGTCCTGTGCCGTATAGCTGGACGTGGTACCTAGAGATGCGCTCAATGCGCGGCAGCGCGTATTCTAAAGAGTCTACGGGACTGGTTCATACCGAGAACCTAGCGATAGCCAGGGGGCAGCAGGCGATTACGCGAGCATCGGCAAGACTGGCCTATAACTCAACGCCAGGGACAAGCTACAACAAGCTAGAATACTGGGTTAACGTGCTTAGGGTCCCGGAGCGCACCCAGGACACGAGAGAACAGCTAAGGCAGCGGTGTGCCGCTAAGTTTATGGCTGCGGTAGGTCCAACGGAGCAGAACGAGAACGACGCTATCGAGTCCCTTCTCGGGAATCACCTAGTAGACATATGGAGGCAGACGGGGGCCGACCTAGATAATCCCCCTACGCAGACATACTGGCCAGGGATCAATCCGGGGCCAGTCTCCCATAGCCTCGGTGGTGGCGCGTGGCTGAGCGAGAGGTCTCATCTTGTTGTAGAGGTACAACAGCTTCACGAGGAGAGCCTCGGAGAGTTTCTTGAGCTAATGAACGTACACCTTTTCTCCCTTCTTGACATAATGACGCCGGCATGGTGCACGTTCAACTGGGCGACTAATGTAGCAACCGGGTTCTTACTGGATATTAGTGATATGGACTTCGACGGATTTAACCCATGACGAGTATAGAGGACAGGCAGCGAGTTGTTATTGACCTCAGTGTCTATAACGCCATTAGCTACTTGCGTAGAAACCCTACGGCTAGGGAGGTAGTTAACTACCTCCACGCTTCCGGGTGGACACCCGTATGGGACGACGCCAGCGTTGTGGTGACGAGTGACTCGGTAGTCGAGTCCGCGGGTAGGCTTCAGACTCGGGGGTTGGTATCTGTCGAGGATGACCTCCTAACGCTACCGTCGCGTGGCCCAAATGGGCTCGGGCAACCAGTAGAGATTAACGAGACGAGGACTGATTTGAGTTGGCGAGGTAAGAAATGACGTTATTAGATCCTACTCTCGGGGTTGGCTACGCTTTCGGGGAGAAGCTTCCTTCGACCCATATGACAACGATCGCAACTCAACAGCCGCGGGCGTTAGATATTGTCAACGGTGGATCGTATGTCCAGTCTGGGCAGCTAGTTATTGACGGAGATGCGCTGAAGGGTGGGGGCACGGACCCGATCCTATATACCAACATCCGTGGCACGGCTTCAGCTAACGCTGAGACCCGGTGGCAGCACCCGTGCGTTATGGAGGGGTCCACTATGTCCCTCAACGCAACGAGCACGCTCAACATGGCTGGCACGATGGATGCTCAGGCGGCTTCCGTTGTCAATATCAACCCAACTTCTACTGTTACGTGGACAGGGGTGAGCAACCTGCCGAAGCTCGGGTCAAGGACTTACACCAAGACGGCTTCGATGGAGAGTGGGCGCGCGTCGAGTGTTCCGCTCCTTCATCCAGCGTTGATCGTGGCGTGGCACTATTCTCCGGCATTACTCTACGAAAGCATCTGGCTCCAGACGAGTGCCAACGGCACCGGAATCGGGGCTGAGTTATACATACCGCTGGATGTTTTCCTTGGGTCAACTCTTGACTCGGTATCGGTAAACCTGACTGGAGGATATGGGCCTGGAGCCCCACACGGAGCCCTTCCTGGGAACATGCCCATAGTGGAAGTGTGTCAGGTTAATTCAGCCACCGGAACAAGGACGGTGCTGGGGTCAATCACAGATACCTCTCCCAACGTGCCCGCATACGAGGTAGGGCACACCCTTACGGTGTCTGGCCTCGCCGTGGCAACAGCGGCTACGTTTCATTATCAGGTAAGGATCACCGGAGAGGGGCTGCCCAACTCGTTGGACGACAAGCTGGCTATCTTGGGCGTCACGTCCTCGTACACGGTGACGGAAATCTTCCCAGGATAAGGTATGCCTGCCACCATAACAGCCGTGCCGACATATCCGATGCCCGGAGATGTAGGGTTAGTGTTCACGCCAAGTACGAGCGAATATTACCTTCGGCTATACGCGACTGGGGCACCGGAGGGTAGCCACCTAAAGGTGATCCTCGATAGCGGGACAACGACAAGCCGCACGCTTATATGGCAGGGGTATATGGATGAGGAGCCAACACTCGTCTTCGATACCGGCGGACGATACTCACTGACTCTGGACGTGTTCACGAAGGGGGCTACGGACTATGGCGGGGGTTACGACGGCGACCCGAGCAGCTTCTTAACGGAAACAGTTAGTCCGTCCGAGAGCACATCTCTTGAGTTCGATGTCGGCCAGCGCATAGAAAGCGTAGTGGGGGCAGCTGGATTCGGTGCTGCGATATTGTCGCTCTGGGTGTGGGGAGACACGGTACGAGCGACTAACACTCTAGAGCACGAGACCGTTACCCCCGTAATATATAATCCAAGCACTGATGCGGCGACGATCGCCCTTCAGTCATCCTCCGTAATCACATCAGTAAACGACCTCGTTGACAGCTCGTCATCGTCGCTACTCGGAGACCTCGCGCTGCTATGCGCCGATTTTCAGACGAAGGTAATTGCTCATATGACTAACGGTGGAGGGGCGTGGCACAGTGTGGCCGACGCAATCAACGCTGCCGCGCTCGCCAGGCTTCCGTCGAGCCCTACAGCTCCGCAGGCTTTAACAGCATGGGCTAGGGAGCTTAGGCAGTCTCTTCGTAATCATATGGAGAACGGGCAGGACCCCTTCCACTCCTCGGCTAGCGGTCTTACGGAGTTTCCAGACCTAAACAATCTGCCAGCGTCAGACGTGGCAGGAGGAACGCGAGAGATGCGCCAAATGATAGCCGTTTTAGCCGACGCTTTCCGAGCGTATGAGGATCATAGAGTTGCCACCCCCTCACACCTTATAGCCGATGGTACGAATAGTATGAGCGTAGCGCTTGGGGGCCTCCTTTCTCTACACAGAAATTTTATCGAGGAGCTGCGCAGCACCAGCGGAACGGGCGCACCGCAGCTAAACCCAGGAGCTAGTAAGCTTACGCAATTAGCCGGGTTCACGGAAACGACAGGGATCTCGTAATGGCTGGAATTTTAGCGAACTCAACCTCAGTGGTAATGTCCCCAGCGGACACCGCTCCCATAAATACATTCGCGGGGTTTCTCACGGCAGAGAGGGTTACTCTTTCCGTAGATCCTGCCGGCACGACCTTTTCCTGGGGGATAAGTTCCCCCTCCGCGTCCACTGTTCGCTCGGAACTTTCTTCTACGACAGCCGCTACCCCTGTTTTTACGCCGGATGTGGGCGGCTTCTATGTAATCACATGCACGGTAGACTCGACTATCGTTTACAGGCTTACGCTGAGCGTAACGCAGGTCGCTATATCTACAGTAGTAGAGGCTTCTCGGTATCAGCCTAAGACGAACGCTTCTGTTACTGCTCCCGTTCTTGGAAGGGCATTATTCTTTAGCTCCGACCTCGACTCGCTCGCGACCAAGGCTCCAGACGGAAGCGTTGAGCCCATCGGCGGCAGCGGAAGCTCCTACTTGACCCAAGCGGAGTGGTACATCAACGCGACGACGGGGAACGACCAGAACGACGGGGAGACATCGCTGACGGCGCTCAAGAGCTTCGCAGAGTGGAGCAGCCGGATAGGTCACGACACAGTGACCGTGGCATCGCTCGTTTACCTAGAGACCGACCTTGACGAGCCAGGATTTCCAATCCTCGGCTCCTACCCGTTTGGCCTGACCATCCAGGGCACAAGAACGGCTCTGCACACCGGAGTTGTAAGCAACCTCGCCGGCTATGACTTCACGGTGTCGCCGTGCGTTCCAGGAGAGTTCGAGGACGCCACCCTGACCGGGGCAAGCTGGAGCGACAGCGGACCCGGTGCCACCAGCCTAGTTGACAAGGTTGTCGAGCTAACCTCCGGTGCCCTTGCCGGAGCGAGTGGCTGGATTGCCAAAGACCTCGGAGCCAAGGTTTGCAGGCCCACGCCCACCTTCATCAACCCTGATACGTTTGCGAACGGGTTCCCATCGAACGGGGACACCTTCGTAGTCAGCGACCTAACCAAGCTGGAAGGTGGCCCGGTCTATTTTGCCCACCGCCTTGCCTCCGGATATGCGGACGGGGTTTTGGTCAGAGACTGCGCCCTGCTCGGTGGAGCCGTGGACTTCGGCCTCTCGCTGGTTGCCTCAACCCCATACTATCTCTACCACTGCATCACCGGGTCGGCGGCGCACAATACTGGAGGAGCGTCCGGGCTGGTGAACTGCTTCACCGCTTCGCTGGCCGGCGGAACGTACCAAGTGCAGGACGGCGGCCTCTACTACACAGGGGGATTGAATCACAACCAATTTCGCTCAGCGGGACGCGATGGACAAGTGACTCTGAGCTACAACGTGTTGAGCCAATTCCTGGTCGGCATACCCAACAACGTCACATTCCAGGCGCGAGACACGGGGATGGTCACCGTGGGGACCAACGCCAACCTCTTGCTAGCAGATGAGCAGAGGCCGAATGCCTGCGTCGTCCTGGTTGGCTCGGGGAGTCTCTGTAGCCTGCTTGGCAAGGTACACACCTTGAACCAGGGAGCCGTTGGATACGGAGTGTGGCTCGACTCCGGTGGCCAGGGCTTCTGGGCCAACCCGGTGGCCTATGGAGTGAACGCCTCCGACCATATGAATTTCGACAATCCCGGCACAGAGGTCTACGTTGGAGGCTCTGCGCAGACAGTGGCTGGCCTCGGTGCAGCGGGCCATGTTAACGCGGGAACACTGGCCTGCATGGTTCCGAGGGAAGTGGTGCCCACATGATAATTGTCACGAGCTACGAGGAGTTTCTCGCAGAGCGAGAGCGAGACCCATCGGCTGTCATAGCGCTCGACGATGGCCGCGTGTTTAGGGTCGTGCTCCCTGGCGATGATAAGCCAGCTGCTGTGCGTCCACGAACATGGGCACCGACGCGCTACAGGGAGGAGCAGCAGTGATCAGGCTCGGCCTCGGCACGTCTGCGGTATTTGCGGGCTCCTCCGTTCCTATCGCCCCCTACGTGGAGACGCGAAGCGTAGTCACGGACGGCATTGACGATTACCTGGACGTGGGGACACCCGCGGCCCTATCAGGCGTAGACCAACATTTTACCGCTTCTTGCTGGTTCAAGACGGAGGTCAATAGTCCTTGTGACCTATTCAGCAAGTGGGAGGGTCTCGGGAATCGCGACTGGGTGATCTACATGACGGGCGGAGTCGTCTACGCCTACATGAATACGAGTACGGGGCCAGTCGGAGCAGCAAGCGCTGCGCCATATAACGACAATGCGTGGCACCTGGCCACGATTAGCTGGAACGGGGTGTCCCTCGCCGTGGACATCGACGGAGGGCTGGAGAGAGTAACATCTGCCGCAGCCGACCGTCTTGGAACAGCGGGGAGCAGCGTCTTCTTGTCCGCTCGCGACGATGGTGCAGGCGGAGCACTAAGTTTTTACTTCGGCAACCTAGATGAGATTTCGTTCTTCGACGCGGCACTAACCGCCGGGCAGTGTACGGAGCTTTACAACGCTGGCGTGCCTATGGACCTGTCTGGCCATACCGCATTTGCAGACCTAGTGAGCTGGTGGAGAGCCGGAGACTACCCAGGCGACTCGACCGACAGCTTAGACCCTTCCTCTCGCATCTACGACGCCAAGGGCAGCAACGATGCTACTCCGGTCAACATGGACATAGGGGATGTCGTATACGATGTTCCCCCCACATTCAACAGGCTGTCCCTCCTCACCGATGGCGTGGACGAGTACGCGGAGCTTGCCGGTGGGTCAGTAACTGGCTGTGACCCAGACTGGAACGAGCCCTGGTCGGTGTCTGCGTGGCTTAAGACAACAGACCATGACATACCGGCTGCTGGTGCTGGCTATATTGCCTCCAAGATAATCGGTGCCCCGTCATACACCGGGTGGGCAGTCGGCGTGTATGCCGGCAATCCGTTCTGCTTCTTCTCTCATGGGGTAAACTTTGGGCTCTACGCTCAGTCGTATGTTGACCAGTTTATTGTAACTGGAGCTTGGAAACATGTCGTCTGGACATACGACGGCTCCGTCAATGGCTTTGGAACCAAGACTGGTGCTGGTGCTCCTCTTAGGATTGGTGGAGCTAGTTACGGTGGATATTTCAACGGATCATTCGACGAAGTGAGCATCTGGAGTAAGGAGCTGTCCGGCGCTGACGTAAGCACGATCTACAATAACGGCACTCCTAAGTCGCTGACGGGTCTGACGGACCTGGACGCTTGGTATCGCTGCGGCGAAGCGCCCGGAGACTCTGCCACTGGTACGATATTCGACCTGAGTGGCAACTCAAACGACCTCGCTGCTACTAACATGGAGGTAGCCGACATTCAGACTGTAACGCCGCGACCGTTCTGGAATTTGCTCTCTCTGGGGTTCGACGGGGTAGACGAGCGGCTCTATAGCTCACCAGCTGGTAACTGCCCAATTTATGATCGGAACGATACGTTCAGCGTTAGCCTGTGGATGAAGTCATCTGCCGCGAGCTTCGTCTGCCTTATCGGAAAGCAGATTGGATCGGGGAACTATCGAGGCTGGGGCATCTTCCAGAACCCAACTGTAGCTGGTGAGTTCTACGTCGCGATGTTCAACACGTTAGGGTCTAACCAGCAAGCCGTGCGAACCACGGGCGGCGGGTGGGCCGATGGTGCATGGCACCATGTCTGCGTGACCTACGACGGATCGAGTGCGGCAGCGGGAATTTTAATCTACGTGGACGGAGTTAGCGAGCCTCTGGGCATTGATAGCGATACGTTGACCGGCACTATCGCGAATAGCACAGCGATGAGTATCGGGTCGCGTGGCCTAGTCAACGCTTTTTACAACGGGCGCATAGATGAGGTGAGCCTTTACAAGGCTACTCTTAGCGCAGCCAACGTAACTGAGATTTACAACAATGGTATGCCGCGAGACGTTAAAACTCTTACCACGGCCGGCGATTTGGACGCTTACTATCGGTGCGGAGACGACACCTTCGACGCCAAGGCCTCGGGCCAGCCTACCGTCTTCGACAAGACGGCTAACAACTACCACCTTTGGCAGGCCAATATGGAGCAAGCCGACTTTGCGGAGGACACCCCATGATTAAGACATATTGTATCGTTGCAAACCCGCCTACGTCCGAGCAGATCGCAGCCGCGATTGAGTCTCCGGATACTGTGCGCAAAAGCGTGGACGGCACGGAGTGCGTACTCAAGTGGAAAGGGCCCACTCCTGCTCCGTTCCAGGGGAAAACGACCTACACTCACGTTCAGATCCTTCCGATCATGCACTCGGTCGAGTGGACTGTGCCGATGCCTCACGACGACGGAGATGACTGATGCCAAGCGCTCTCTTTCAAATCGACCCAGGAACAGCTGTCTATGGAGCCATCGGAGTCGCTCAAGACGCGGCTGGCGGCGTAGTAGTAAATTGCAGGATGGTCTCTACCTCCGGGGTTAACCCTGGCCTCCTAACGTGGACTATTTTTGGAACCGATGGTCGTCCAGCTCCAGCGATGGTGCTTAGCGGTGCCCCTACCGGCGAGATTATGTCCTTCACTACCGACGCGGAGGCGGGGCAGGCATACGGTATCCAGTTAGAGGTAAACGGGGGCGTAGAAATCACCGGAGACTCTGGAACCACCGTTAAAAGCGCACTGTTTGTACTAGATGACTCGTTTCAGAGACCGTTCTTCGTAGGGGAGACCTTCGAGTCCGATCCTACATACGGGATTATTCCTAGACTGAACTTCATCCAGTCGGCAATAGCGCTAGATTACAAGGAGTCGGTTACAGCAGCTTCGGCTGCGGCCCTTCCCGCAAATACAAGAACAGATAATACCCTAACCGCTAGTGCCAATGGTGCTCTTACTGTTGACGGGATAGTTGTCGCAGTGGGTAACCGTATCCTCGTAAAGGACGAGGCGGCTGGGCAAAACAACGGTATTTTTGTCGCAGATGACATAGGAAGCGCAGGAACACCGTGGATACTTACGCGAGCAAAAGGATCAGACGAGAGCTACGAGCTTCAGACTGGAGCGACAACGTATGCCGAAGAGGGGGCATCTAACGCAGAGAAGGTATACCGGCTTATTACACCTCCGCCGATTACCATTAACACTACCCCTCTAGTATTCGCAGTGTCGATGGCATCCGGAGCATCCGGGCCAGCCGCAGGGGACTTAAGCGGAACATACCCGAACCCAGAAGTGGCGGCGATCCACGAAACATCTGGGCCCACCAAGCTTACTGTCGGAGCGATTGCCGACACCGAATTTCTCGTTAGGTCTGGCGCTACCATCGTAAGCCAGGCAGGCGGAGGACCACCCACGGGAGCCGCCTCGGGCGATCTAAGCGGAACGTATCCGGGCCCGGAAGTAAGCGCCATCACGGACGGCACCGCAACTCAGCTTACGCTTGGAACGATTGCGGACGGCGAGCACTTAGTCAGAAACGGGTTGTTTATCGAGAGCGATCCGGGTGGTGGTCCTCCCTCTGGAGCCGCTTCGGGGGACCTGAGTGGAACGTACCCATCACCGGCAGTAAGTGCGCTAACGACTACGACTGGACCTACCTCTCTTGTAGCGGGAGCTATTGCAGACGGAGAGTTCCTTAAGCGGGTAGGCGCGACACTTGTCGGAGCGTCCGCGGGCGGCACAATTCCCACCGGCAACATCCTCTACGTTGACGCCGTCAACGGCAACAACGGGACTGCTGTTAGCGGGCGGCTGGATCTCCCATATCTCACCATCGTCACGGCGCTCTCCGCAGCAGTACCTGGCGATGCCGTACACGTCTATCCCGGAACTTATCCAGAAGACGTCAACGTCACCACAGGTATCTCCTTGATCGGAATCGGCGGACCTGAGCGGGTGCTTATAACAGGCTCGGGCGTAGGCTCTGACGTCGTGCTCCTCGACGACGGTTGCTATGTTCACAGCATCGGAGTGGTGGTCCCTGTCGGGTTTGCCGGCTTCGCCTATGGTGGCGCGGGGCTTTGCTATCTCTACAACGCGATGGTGACCGGGAGCGACTTGACCAGCGTTGGTTTTCATCACAGCGGCACGGGCAAGATTATCATCACCGAGTTCCGCTAT